CTCATTCTCCCCATCTCCTTTGATCAATTCGAATAACTCCTGCTCACTCATTTCATAAAGCTGCCGCCCTGTATCTTCTTCCTTGTAAATCCCTTTATCTAATAAGACGTTGATGTAAATTTGTTTCCTGTCCATGTTTTCTAATGCATTCCCTTCACATATTCTTCCTTCAGATCATCCGTCAATATTCTGAGTTTCACCTTATTAACCGTCTTCGTATCCTCTCCAACATGCCGTGCTAAGTTCTTGCCTTCCTCTGTTGTGTGATAGATTACAATGTGTTTGCCTGTCCGTTTATGAGTCCAGAACCCGTTTAGTGTGCGTTCTTTCGTTGTCATGGCTTGTGTCCTCCTAGCTGATGTTTTTCTTCCCTCGTTGCTGCGGTTTTAATGGTGCTGTAGTCATCGCTTTATCCAAATCCCAATTGAGATAAACAACTCTTTGATACAACGTTTTAAAACCTATTCCGTGTTGTTCTGCTATCCGAAGCTGCTCTTTTGTAAAGGTAGATTCCGTATTATGTTTTAGTGGCGTTGTCGCCGCTTTTTCAAATCCCCACCCTTTTTTAACTCTCTGATAATAGTTACTTCTTGGTATCCCATTATTTTTAGCAACTTTCAACCAATGAACATACATATCATCCCAAGTCTCAGGTTCTTTTGTTCTAACGTAGTTTCGTGCCGGCTTCGTTGCAGCTTCCTCTAGGTTCCAACCATTAGCGACTCTTCTCTTGTATGTAGAAAGTGCTATACCGTTTTCTAATGCAAGTTTTTTAAATGATTCATCATGATTTTTATATTTTTTTACTGGTTTAGTTGCCGCATCATACAATGGCATTCCTTTTCTTCTTCGATAATAAAAAACATGTTGGCTTACTCCATTTTCTTCTGCAACCTTTGCCATTCCTCGATGTCGCCCAGGTCCTCGTCCACCAACCGGCTTCGATATCGCTTCTTCGATGTCCCAACCATACGTCACCACTCTTTGATATACATTTTTTCTACTTAACCCTCGTTTTTCTGCTAACAAGTAGTCATCTTCTGTTGGTAAGTCTTTATATTTCATAACCATTTCCCTTTCCCTGTTAATTCACATAACGCTTTCTAGTATTGTTAGGTGGCGTTGTTGCTGCCGCTTCCATATCCCATTTATACTTCATTACCCTTGAATAAAATGTTTGATAACTAATCCCGTTCGACTTTGCAACTTTTAGCATCTCTTTCATTACGTCAGACATTTTATTTACTGGTTTATTAGCCGCTTCTTCACTTTCCCATCCTGCGCTCACTCTACTAAAAAAGGTGCCCTGATTAATGCCATTTTTCGAGGCGATTTTAAGCCATTTACTGTATTTCCTTTCATAGCCATGATTTACACTTCCAATCGGAGCTGTTAAAGCTTCTTCTAAATCCCAATTAGATTCATATACACGTTGCATAAGAGTCCGTCTATTAATACCATTTTCAGACGCCCTTGCAATTTCTTCATCTGTCAACCATCTATTTAAAGTCAATTAGATCACCTCTTTTTTCGGACGATGTTTAAGGTCGGGAGGTGTTGCTATAGCTCGTTCTATATCCCATTTCAAAATAAACACTCTTGATCTTAGTGTTGCTTTTGAAATACCGTTCGTTTTAGCAGTCGCGAATTGTTCGCTTGTTATTCTTTGTTTTTTCTTTACTCGTCGTTTGTTTATTTCCGCTATACTTAATAACGGAGTGTTTGCCGCTTCTTCTAAAGACCATTTCAATTGATTTATTCTCGCAACAAACGTTTTATAAGGAACTCCGTTTTTTTCTGCGCGCTCAACATATCCCTTATATTTTGTTCTTGATCCCTTACATACTGGTTCTGTGATTGCCTTTTCTACTGACCAACCTAAAACTTGAACTCGTTGATTTACATTTTTTCTAGGGATCCCATTTCTTTCAGCAGTTTCATAGTCTTCCCAAGCTGGTACTTGCGGATAATATTCCATCTTCATTCCCCTCCTAATCAAGATTCATTATTTCCTCTAACGTCCTATCCGAAATGTAAGTATTAATAATCTCGATACGACCATATTTATCTTTAGCCATTCCTACGGCTTCGCTTTCTGACTTCGCTTCAAACCATCTAAGCTTCCATTTTCCATCTACATCGTAAAATTCAACTGAGTACGTCATGACGCTTGTAACACGCTGCAAGAACTTATCCGCCGTACTCTTTGCTCTGTAGTCAAAACTTCCAACAACATCTTCAAGTGTTAATTGCTTCATGCCCCCACACCTAACTTCGCTTGCATTTGCATTTGATAAGCCATTTCCAACCTTTTCATTACTTCCTGGCGATTCTTATCCGCTTCCCTCTGTCTTCGCTCTCCTGCCGCACAAGAGCACCCTACAACTTGATACATTCCCATACCGATATCGTTTCTAATTACTCCCGTTCCGTTACATGCACACATCATTTATTCCCCCTTTTTAAAGTTTCGTAATCTATAATTATCACCAAACATTTCTAGCATTTCTGCGTTTTCCATCATTCTGCTAAAATCACGTTCTCCGTACATCTCTGCTAATTGGCCCACATTGAAATTTGTTGTAAATAAAGTACTTTTACCTATACGGCTATCTACAATTTCATTTGTCTTCGTTTGCTTCCAGGTAACGCCTTCTTTGTCTTTCTCCGTGAATTCCGCTCCGAAGTCATCGATAATAAGAACATCCACTTTAGCAAGGAGAGACATAAGCTTGTCCTCTGTTAATTCGCTGTTTTTGCTCCATGTAGATTTGATTTTGGTAAACAGCTTATTCATTTGAATGAACATTGCGCTATATCCGCGTTTCATTAATTCTTTTGTAGCTGCTACACATAAATGACTTTTCCCTACTCCGTAATCACCTGTAATAATCATGCTTGTTGGATCTTCTTTGCTGTATGTAGAAACGAAGTTCATGATTGTCTCTTTTGCATCTGATAATTCTTTTGTAGGTGGTACATAGTTATCAAAAGTAGCCTTCTTTAATTTGTCGTTGATTAGGCTGTTGTCAGCGAACGAATCATACAAACTAACAACTTGGTTCCTCTTTTGTATTACAAGCGTTTCCTGGGCTAACTGGACGTCCTGAGGAGCTATTTCTTTGCAATGCCAGCAATAAGCTTTATTATTTTCATCGAGAAACTTTTTCCTTCTGCATAAATCACATCGTTCACTTGCAACCTTTGGTAAAGTCATATTTTTCAACGAAGGAATTATTTTTGCCACTGCTTGCATTAGAACCCGCTCCTTTTATTTTTTCGTTTAAATAACCTTCAAATTTAGTACCAAACAATGTTTCCGGTCTTAAGTATTGGTTCATATTCACATCTTTTAACCATTGCTTTGTTTTAATATCGATAACTTGTTTAAAATCATCTATTGTAAAGCCATCTTTAAATCTAGCTTTGATTAGAGTTCTTGTTTTAGCTGTTTTGTGTTTATAAGATTTCCCAGCTTTTTCATTAAGATAAGAAACAATATCCTCATAAGGAATTAGCGACTGATTGTCGTCTTCGTCAGAAGAGGACATAGTATTATTTTGTTTATCAGTATTTGGTTTATTAATACTTAGTTCTTTAGTACTTAGTAGCAGTGGATTTTCCACTAATGGTTTGTCCACTAGTGGTTTTTCCATTTGTGGATTTTCCACTAGTGGATATTCCCCTTGTGGAACTTCATATATAATCATTTCCCATCTAGCGATCTTTCCTTTTTCGTTCTTCACAGGATATCTTTTTACGTATCCATGTTCTTTTAATTCTTTTATGCCGGATTTCAGGCTATCTAATTTATCTTTTGAATGAGTAGCGACTTCTTCCATATAAAAGACCCAGTCGTCAGGAAGTGAAAGGATATAAGCTAGAATCCCTTTAGCCTTCCATGTTAAGCGCTCATCTCGAAGCCCTGTATTATTAATTGTTGTATAGTTTTTGTCTTTACTTACTCTAAAAGTTGCCATTTAGTTCACCTTCTTCATGCAGCATTCATAAGATACGTATTCTTCCATTCCACCAAACTTATATCCACCTTTAATATTCTTGTTTTCGTTATATAAAAAGTCTTTTCGTGTTTTATAAACTGGTCTGATTGGAGTCACATAGTCATAACCTCTTGCTTCTAAGTCACGTACTGCTTGCAAAATAGATTTCATTGATCCACGTTTTACTGTTACCTGGAACATCACATTTCCTCCCGTTCGCATATCGCAAAGTCTTCTTCAACATCCAATATTGTGTAACCCGGATAGCGTTTCGGGGTAATGTACTTTTCCGCATTCCGTATTACTTCACTTTTGCTTCTTGCGCCCTTCCAACACCATGAAGGAAGGACGACTTTACTTGTTTTTTGTTGGTCAAACATGGCTTCATCTCCTTAGTTTGCTTTTTTGTACTGATCTTCCCATCCGATTAGCGTTTCTATTGCTTTAGAAGCAATCTGTGGACTAATATCCGTTAAATTTGTTGCCCCGATTTTACTCTTTAATGTATCCTCGATTGTTTGTTTCTCTGCTTTAGAAATAACTGCCACATGCGCTATTTTCGCGTGTATCATCTTCATTTGTTTCTCGGATGCTTTACCATTACCACCAGTGTTTTGCTGTTTGTTTTGGCTGTTATTATTGTTATAGGAAGCGTTTTGTTGCTTGCCTCTTGTATTTCTTGCATCAGCATCATCTTCATCAGTTGGGATACCGAAGAATTTAAGTAAGAAGTACCTTTCGGAATAAGTTAATGCTGATCCATATGCTTTAGATACATCATCTTGTTGTCCAAAGAACTTCCAAGGAATTGTTTCACGTTCTTCTGGTTTCTCTGCATTAATCCATTCGTAAAAACCGTCACCTTCAATAACAAAGTCTGTTATCTCTCTTCCTTTTTGGTTCTTATAGCTGTACTGCCATGTTTTATGCTCACCCATCTTTGGCATGAGGATAACTTGCAATTCATCCATGTTCTTTTTGATTTTGTGGAGAATTTGAGAACCTGTTACGTAGTCATATCCGTAACTTTTTCCGTTTTTTACGAAAACATCTATATCTTTTCGAATCGCTACTAACTTCTGCCAAAGATTCACTATGCTTCAGCTCCTTCTGTCATGATTTCTAAAGTGGAAAGCGTTTCTTCTATATCAGCGATTGTTAATTTCACATCTGCTATACCTTCACGAAGTGAAATCTCATGTTCTTTTAAGTTTTTTAACTTAAACTCGTAATCACTTAACTTACGTTTCTCAACACCAAGTGACTTTTGCAATTCTTTTATCGCTCGTTTCAAAACGGGATCACCTCTTCTTGCTGACTTGCTTCATACACTCCCATAAGCGCCTGTAATCCGTATTCATAAGCAATAACCATTGATAAAGCTCCTGGCTCATTACTTTGCTTGTAGCGTTCAACTAAACTCATAAGGATTTGAATTTCCATTTCGATTTTGTTTTGTAGGCCCATTTCACTCACCTGCAACTTTCTTTGTAGAATGAGACTCTACATATTGTTTGATGCACTCTGTTTCTGTGTGTAAGTAATCACCATCGAAATCTAAGCAACTTTCACCAAAGTAGATCTCGCCTTCACAACCGCAACAATATTCGATGAAGTCTCTTGCTGATGAATCGTGATAATTTCCATTTACCACTGGATTTTCAATCATTTTCTATTCCTCCTTATTTACTGTCGGAGAAAACATGTGATATAATGTAAGTAGAAGTTTTTACATTTGTTTCCTCCAAACCGGTTCAGGGGTGAACCGGTTTTTTATTTTGTTTTGATGCTTTGCGCATCGAAATATCCAGGAACCTTTTTGTTAGGTGGGGGATACCGTTAAATTCCTGGATATTCCGACAAGCAAAAGCCTGTCAATTTTGTAAAATTGTGGTATCATTGACTTATAAAGTTGAATTATCAACTTTACCCTTATTAAATGAGCCTTGAACCTTCACAATTCAAGGCTCGTCCCTTTTATCTAGAGTGATATACTTGTATGTTTCCTCGATCTTATCTGCGCTGTTATGTACTTCCCTAGCTCTTAAATCCTTTATGATCCACAAGATTTTCTTTCGTTCGTATTCATCTCGTTGCTCTTTTGTCATCACTTCACATCCTTCGTCCACCGTTTGATAGGCTTGTCCAACAAAACTACTAACGATATTGCGCTGCATATAATTAACGCTAGGATAAAAAGTGATAATGGATTTTCTAGCATTTACATCGCCTCCTGTTCCATTTCTTTCTTCAGTCGATCTATGATGTAAGCTTGTCCTTTTGGTGTTACGTATGTTGTTGTCCATGTGAACGCTTCGCCGTTTGGCTTTTTCTTAACCCCTTGTGAAACCTCAAATAATTCTCTTTCGCATCCTTTTTGAGTAGGTTCTGTTGAGTTCTTAAACATTAAGCCCCACTCACGTAATTTATCGAATAATCGTTTCTGTCCGATTTTGATACCCTGTTTCATAGCTAGTTTTGCAACTTCGCCAACTTTTAACGTTTGGTCTGACTGCATACAAGCTTCAGCGAATGTTACTAATGGTTGTTGCTGCAATACCTTTCGTTCAGCTTCAACTCGCTTTTGTTTTTCTTCTTTTAAGTTAGTAAGAAGGCCAATCATGAAGTCTGGATCAGTTACCGCTTTTTCGAGCGCTTGGTCTGTCATGTATGCTCCGTGTTTTCGGATTGTTGGAATCACTTCTTCAAACACCCATTTTTCAAACTGTTCTGCTTGTGGAAGTTTCGATTTAACGATTAAGCGGTATAAGTTCGGTTCGTTGATGAATTTCTTTTCAACCGTTTGATTTTTCTCTGGAATAACCACCGAACAAAACGTTACCCCGTTATCTTTGCAATGATCTCTCACCGCCTTAGTAGGATTCGTATATCCTAGTAATTTCGCAACATCAGTTGCTGGGAAGTACTCTTTACCTTCTTTGATAAGGATTTCTAAGTTACCGAACATGTTGTGTGAGAAATTTTTTAATTGATTCATTTTATTTCCTCCTTAATAGTTCACTTTTTAAGACGTCTCTTTTCGAGACTCTTTGACCAAAAAAATAATTTAATTAATCAATTCATCGATCTTCACATCATATAAATTTGCTAACAGGGATATTCTATGTAAGTTAGGTTCGCGCTTCCCTGTCTCAACTTGCGAATAAGAATTTCTATTTGTATATCCTAGTGCTTGAGCTACTTCGAATTGAGTAAACCCTTTTGAATGCCTTAGGTTTTTTATCTTTTCAGTGTTCAATTTCATTTGGTTTCACCCTTTGTTCGTTTCGTTGTTTTGAGTATAACATAGGGAGTCTCGTTTTGAGAACCCCTAATTTTAAAAAAGATAAAACTTTTTTAAATTGGTGTCATTTCAAGAAAAAGTGTTGTCATTTCGAGAACATTTTTGTTAAATTTAATAATAAGAGAATATTTCATATCATTAGTAAGCTTAGAATTACTAATAAATATTAAGGGGATTAAAAATAATGGATTACAAACTAATTAGTAGACGAGTTAAGGAAATAAGGACAGATATATTAAAAATGAGCCAGAGAGAATTCGCTGAAGCGTTAGGTATGCAAAGTAGATCAGCGGTATCGATGTGGGAAAATGAAGAAAGTGAAAAATGCCCATCTAAAAAGATGAGCTTGGAAATCGCTAGAATATCAAACGTTTCAGTTTCCTATGTTCTAGGTGAATCGGATCAGAAAGATCCAGAGATAGCTGCTAAAGATGAATTAGAAGTTCTAATGTCACAAATAAGAACAAAAAATCCAGAAAAACAAAAAGAACTTTTAGAAATAATACGAAACCTTGTTAAAATATCGGGCGATTGATAGCTTTAGATGCTACCAATCGCTTCTTTTATTTTTAATAACATATCATATGAATCAAGATCACCTTTTTGTGCAGCATTTATAATTTCATCTAAGTTACTTCCGATTTCTTTTACTACACTTTCAACTTTCACTTTTTCCATCCCCAACATCCTCCATCCGATATCTTCATAGTAGTTTGTGAATCTTTAAAAGTGGAAAGTTTTTGTCGCTTTCGTCAAAATGTTTCCACTCCCTATAAAGCAGAAATGACAGTGTCGAATTCGACACTGTCATTTTATATATATTTATTAACCGCCACCAGGGCCTGGATCAACCATATACTTCGATATTTGTGTTTTGTTAGCTTCTCGATCTGTAAATTGGAAAGCTGTCACAGAAAGACAAGCTACAGCAGCGATAGATAAAATCGCTTTGATAAGCTTTGTTTTCAAGTGTTTCACCACCTTTTATATATGCCTCAATTATAACATTTCAGGGCTTCTTTTGGTAGGAAAATATAGAAAAAATCGCCTGATTTAGAAAAGCTTTCTATAGCCATTTCTAGATACTTCTTCCCTTCTTCTCCTCCAACCGCGAGGCCCATATAGTACAATTGAAAACTACTAAGATACCCGTTTTTATTTAGTAAAGTTTGTAAAATTTTGATTGCCTTTTCATTTTCACCTAACTTTACATACAAAAACGCTTTTTCAGCTTCATCAAGTTCTTCAGGGTCTATGGTATGTAAATCTTTCTCGTGATGTATTCTTAAAAACAAAAGAGTATTTAAAACTTTTTCTCTTCTTATTTCTAACTTCCTATTCACCGGATTACCGATAATTTCTAATGATTTCTCCATATATTCTTTCGCTCTTTGATAATCAGAAAAAACATAGCTTTCCCCAGCTTTACAGTATGCAACTGCTTTTGTGCTAACATAACAATTCGTTTCATCATTAACTATTTCAAAACATAATTTACGAGCTTTATCTAAATTATTTTCGTGTAATTCCACGAAAACATTCATTTCTTTTATTCTTAATAAAAATGAATCCCTTAAGGTATGGCATTTGATTTTTAGAATGTCAGGTAATAATTGCTGGATATATTCATTAACCATCTTGTAATTCCCTAAATCAAAAAAAGAGTATATTGTATTTAAGACTGATAATATTACCAACTCATTATCTGTATACTTTTGCTTTTTTCTCATTTTATCAACTTTCTCAAAGAACATCTTAGGAGTAATTGTATTTTCGCTTCTTTCTCGCAAAGTTTTGTATAACGGAACCAAGTTTAAGTTTATCCGTACAGTTTTCGAATTCCCTTTTTTCTTTTCTTTTTCGTCTTTCTTGTTTGTAAGACTTGTTATCTGTTGCATTACCACATCTTGAATCTCATACTCTCCGAACATATCTAACACTTCAAGAGCTAGTTTTAAGTTTTTATGAGATAAATGAGGTATCATCTTTTTTATCCATTTTCTACGAAATTCTACATCATTCGGCTTGTATAATCTCAGCGCATCTACAAAATGCATGAAATCAAATTTACCATTTGTATTGAAATAACCATTCACCGTAGTATGTGTCACATCAAAGCGTTTAGCTAGTTTTCTGTTAGTGTAACCGTTTGATTTTAAATTTTCATTCATATTAGTTAATAATTCTTGCACAACATTTGTCCCCCTTTGGACAAAAAAAGACACGTAAACCCCAGTTTATTACATATAAAGGAAAACGTGTCACTATCACTCTAAGTTGTGTTATAATAGGTATGTACAAGATCCGCGACAATGTTCCCTAGGTTGGTTAGGGGGCAGTGTAAGAGTGCGTCCAACACTACTTACACCGTGGGTCTTTTCTTTTGCGTCCGTTTTTTTGTTATTTTCATAATACCACAAATTTCCCAATATTCAGTCCTACGATTATCAGACAATTATTGAGAAAGTTTGAGAAACGTTATATATCAACGTTTCTCGTGTTTTACGGAATTAAATATGCAATTATACATTTTTCTTATTTCAAGAACCCATATGCATATTTTACCACACAATCGAACTTTTGTTCTATTTTTATTTATATTTTAGTTGTTTTATGACTATCATAATAATAACGGTTAGTAAAACAACTTATTGTAGTAGTATGATATTTTAATATCTATACTCTAATTACTATGATACTTTTTAGCGAAACTTTAAAACAGTTAAGAAAATCTCGTGATTTGACCCAAATGCAATTAGCTGAACAGCTTAATTTGAGTCAAAGCCAAATCAAAAATTGGGAAACTGGCAGGTTTCAACCAGATCTCGAGACACTAGCTAATATCGCCTCCTTTTTCAATGTATCGTTAGACGTTCTTTGTGGCTTTTCTAATGAATTTAAAGACGAGTATATACAAGAAGTCCTTTCTGAATTCCAATCGACATATGGGGTGTTAAATGAAGCTCAGAGGGAACGTTTTTGTAGGCAAGTCTTATTGTTCATCAAAATGATTAAAGACAACAAAGATACGTTCTGATTTGATTCCATTGTAGGGGAAAAGTTTTCCAATGAATAGTGGTAAAATTTGACATAATTTGACCATTCTTACCATCGAGGGCTTCGGCTCTCTTTTTTATTTCCTTCGACAAAATACGACAAGATAGTCGTAACCAGATTTGTTATGCTTGGGTAAGAAATCTTACATTTGGGTACTGGAGGAAACAGAATAATGAGCAAAAAGCTATTAACAGCCTTAACATGTAGTGCTTTACTTATGGGATTAACGGCGTGTGGATCTAACGATAAAGCAAGCACTTCTTCTAATGATTCGAAACCAAAACAAGAGGCGAAAAAGAAAGAAGAGCCAGTTACTACAACTTCATTAATTAACGAATTTAAGAAGGCAGGATTAGAAGCTGAAAATGCTACAGATCTACCACAAAAAGAGTTTGGGAACATGCGTAAAGATGGCAAACGTATCCTTACACCAAAATTAGGTGACGATAAAGGCGGCCGTGTATTCGAGTTTAGTAAAAAAGAAGATTTGGAGAAAGCGAAGAAATACTATGATGAGTTAAGTAACTCAAATCAAATGTTATTCTCACATACATACGCTAAAGGGAATTTCCTTGTACAAATGAACGGTGATATGAAAGATGAAGAGTTTAATAAGTATAAAGAAGTTATGGATAAAATAGTGAAATGAGTAATGGCACTCTAATGAGTGCTTTTATTTATAGATATAACAAGAAGGAGATTAATCAATGAACTGGATGCTATTTACTATTTCTAATGAGCCAATTAAAGAATCACTAGACAAACTGCAAACTAAAGTTGAATCCTTAGAAACTGTAAAAGAGGTTCAAGATAAAATTATTTCTGCGAAAGATAGCCAAATTTCATTTTTAAATGATCAAATAGCTAATATATGGACGCCTATCACAATAGTGGCTGGGCTTATTGCGCTGGTTATCAGTTACGTTGCATGGGTAAATAAAAGAGCCGACCAAAAAATCAAACAAGGAGAAGAACAATTAAACTTAGCGCAAGAAAAAATAGATCAAGCCGAAAACAAAATACAACAAGCAAACACTATTACAACTATTGCTCAAGAAAAATTAGCTGAATTAGAAGAAAAACAAAAACTACTAGAAGAGCAAGCAAATGCGATAGATACTAAACAAAAACTTGATATGAAATTCAACTATATAAAAAAAGACTTAGAATTTCTTTATAAACGTCAAGAAACAGATCGTCGTTTTTGTTTGCCTGACCAAAAAGAAGAATTTAATGATTTTACTTATAAAACTGGTGAACTAGAGGCGAAATATATATCATTATTTTCAAATTTAAGTAACAAAATTTTTAGGGATATTGAAATAACCGACGATGATATCCAACAAGTTGAGAAGTTAACAATTGATGTACAAGAATTTATGAATGACTATATTTCTTTTTACTTAAATCTTAGATTACGTAGAGACGAAAACTAAAATAGCCCATGAAATAGGGATTCATGCGCAAGAAAATAATCATTTAGGTAACTTAACCATAACATGAAAGATCCTATATAGGGTGCTTTTTATTTTCTCAATAAACAATATAGATAAATATGGTAAAATGGTAAGTGGATGGGAATTCAATTTATATTATTAAAAGTAGAGTGGTTTAAGTCGGAGAAAGGCACCTTAGGGTGTCTTTTCTTTATGAAAAAAATAGCCCACCTATTTCTGTAGGTCGGCTATTTTTGATTTTGCACTTACGCACGATTAAATTATACCAAGAGCCATTAACCCTTATTAAGTTTACTAACAATTGAATAAATCATATTTAAAATAAATAAAACTAAAAATAAAATAAAGACAAAATTCGAATTCATTTTATTAAAGAACCATTTCTTATCTTTTTTGATAGAACGAATAATCGTACCTCCAACTATCCGACTCTTTATTGAAATTTTATCATATTTAGACACTAATAATTTTATTGTTAAACCTTCTCCCGGATTTAATAATATAGGTTTAAATCCAAGCTGTTTTCCGTATTCCTGATTATATAAATCACATTGAATATCTGATGGGGTTGTCAAATATATTTCAGCATCAAATACTTTAGAATTTCTATAACCATCTGTAAACTTAATAAGAATATCTTTCTCAAAATCATCTTTCTTAATTGCCTCATTACCACTATTAAATATTTTTAAAACAACTAAATATAAATCCTCTCTTATCTCTTGATCATCAACATGAATTCTCACTTTATTATGTATTTTTTTATTAAAGGCGTTGAAGAAACCTCCTGATACGACAATTCTTTTTTCTTTTTATTTTTAAAATAAATATAAATAGTTAATCCAATACTTATAAGCGTTAACAACGGAGCGTTTTGTCTTAAAAATTCTATAAATCCACTCAACTTTATCCCTCATTTCTAAAAAATAATAAATATAAAAAATTTCACGTACTATATCTGATTGATAAAATAAAATTCAAAAATCATTAATCATTTATCCTCTTCTAACCAATTGTAAAAAGGAACTTTGCCAGTATAAGCCGTAGGCTTCTCAGTTTCCTTTACATTACGTATTACCTCTTTAGCCTTATCTTTTACTCTACGGAGTTCTAACTCTTCTATTTTGGCATTTAAAGACGTTACAAGGTAATCTCTAAAACTTGTTTTTATTTTCCCTTGATTGTGCTTGTCCATAACTTTACGAACTACAGAATCAAAGGATCTTTTTGCAAGTTCGTTTTTCGTTACTTCACGTAAACCTTCGATAATGTTATGTAATTCTTCTTCGGTGTATGTTAGATGAACGGAGTTCGCCTTATCATCATCTATATCTTTTATATTATTTATATTTGTTATTTGTATATTGTTATTTGTAGGGTGACAATTTTGTCCTGTCCGTCGTTCTGGTGGTGACAATTTTGTCACTACGTTCGTTTCGGGATTTATCGCAACTTTTTCGGGTTCGTTTTTTCGAGAAGTTATGTTTTCGGTAGTGTCAGATTTGTCACTACGTTCGTTTCGCTGTTTTTTACGAACTACGACGAATTGTTCGTCTTCTTTTTTTGTAAATAATTCACGAATCTTATTTAAACAAGGTGACAAGTCGTATATATTTTTTGTTTTCATATTCTTTTTGTTGTATCTGTTGTATGTAATAATTGCCCCTTTGATTTCTAATCCTTCTAAATACCTAATTACAGTTCTTTTTGTTGTATTCAGATCGCTAGCAAGTTTTTCTTGTCCTGGAAAGCATTTATTTTTATCTGCTCCAGCATAACTGAAAAGCATAGTCAAACAAGCAAATTCTCCAGGACTCAATTCAAATACTTTCATGGCATTACGCATCACATAATTGTAAGCGACGAAGTATCCTCCTTTTTCTAAAGGTTCTCCTGTAGTCACTTCATTCATGTTGTTCTCAGTATCTATCACTTTACTAATCCTCCTCGAGGACAAAAGAAAAAAGGCCTGTTTCCTAAATTAGATTATAGGAAACTAAGCCTCTTGCATTTTTGTTTTAAAAAATGTACACTAATGGTAACAATTTAAAAACAAGTAGCTACAAGAAGCTGCTTCTGGGTAGAGAGGGCATTCCAAAACTTTGGTCGGTTGGGGAATGTCTTTTCTTTTGTCGATATTTTATATTTATTGTAATACAAGTTACATAGAGTTACAAGGCGGTGAAGATAAGCACGAAGCTTGTCTTCTTTTTTTTGTTAGCTGAAGAACTTTGACGAAGACAAGGATTCTCCTTCCACCATCACGAATGCTATAACACGAGATGATGGTGTTATGACAGATAAAACAGACAGCTCTCAATCTGTATATATCAGCAAAGACGTAGCGACGATGCTTAAAATCCAAGAGTCTACTTTGAGGAAGTACTGTATCATGCTCGAGGAACACGGATACCACTTTCATAAGAATGAGCACGGCCATCGTGGATTCCTAGATAACGATGTTATAACGCTTCGTAAGTTAATCGAAATTAAATCACACCCTGATATGACATTAAAACAGGCTTGTAGCGCAATAATGACATGGGTTAAAGAAAAAGATATGTCAGTGGTTGATACGAATGTTATAACGGAAAATGAGCAACATAACGAGCAATACAACGAGCTAAAAGAGATGATTCAACAACAGAATGACTTATTAAAGCAAATGGCGAAGAAACTAGATGATCAGCAGCGGTATATTGATGAGAGATTAGAAAAACGAGATCAATTACTGATGCAGACAATTAGAGAATCACAGGAGCAAAAAGCACTTTTAGAAACAGCAGCAACAAATAAGAAACCTTGGTGGAGATTCTGGTGAAGAGTCTCCATTTTAATTTATCAAAATATATAACAGTTATATAATCGTAATTTAATTATCAATAATTTGTTGTAGTTCTATCAACTTTTAGTTAGAATAAAACCATAAATATATAACTATTATATAACTGATGAATAAGTATTAATTATTTTCTAGGGGGAAATAAAATGACGAAAGTATTTGCAATTGATCATGGGAATGGCGCTGTTAAAATGCGTACAGATGTGTTCAAAAAGACACTTCCATCTATTTACTCATTTGCTTCTAATGTAGGTGAAGCTTTATCTGGTGGGAAAATGAAACTTAAAACTTACAAAATTGATGGCGCAGAGTATGTATGGGGCGACGATATCATTAAAGTAAACAATACTTTAAACACATACGCTCAACAAAATCGTTACAAGACTAACCAATACATCACATTGTCTAAAATCGCATTAGCTGAAATGGCAGCTAAATCAAATATTAAAGGTTATGATGAAGTATTAGTTGTAACTGGTGTTCCTAGTCAAGAAATTGGCACAAAAGCAGTTGAAGAAATCAAAGAAGTATACCAAGGTACTCATGAAGTTGAAGTAAACGGTAAGAAAGTAACGATTAATGTAGTCGATGTAATTGTACTTGCTCAACCAGTAGGAACAGTAATGAGCCGTTACTTAGATGAAGATGGCTTTGTAAGTGACGATTCTTATGAAGATATGACTGTAGGAATCATTGATATTGGAACGGGCACTACAGATCTAGATGTAGTTTCTATGTTGCGTCGTGATAAAGAATCAACTTCAGTTCCTAAAGGAATGCATGATGTATATGAGCCAATTGTGTCTAAAATCAAAAAAGAAACAAGTGCTACTATTAATGATTACAAATTAGAAAAAGTATTCGAGAGTGGAGAATACCAAGCTTCTAAACGTATGGACCCAATCGATTTCAATGAAGAAAAATCAGCTTCAATTAAAGAAGTTTACGATTTTATTGTAAATGGTGTAAATAATGCATGGAAAACATTTGATCGTTTCGATGAAGTTCTTGTTTCTGGTGGCGGTGCGAATACATTTCATCAGTTATTGGAAGAATGGATTGGCAAAGTAACAAAATTAGAAGAAAGCCAGACTGCGAACGTAGAAGGATTCTATAGATACGGAAAATTTGAGGTAGGCGAAGAAGATGGCGAATAAGACGTACCTTTTGTCTTATGATGATGTACTGGATAAAGACATCAAATTGTGGTTGGAATCATTGCCACGTAATCGTAAAGCGGAAATGGTAAGGACAGCTATTAGACAATACATGCATACAAGTGGAACTACGCCTGTTATTGCTCCAGTAGTTGAGAAAAAAGAAGTTATTAAAGAGAAAAAACGTCCAAAATTAAGACGTGGCGGTAATTTTGAAAATGAATAAGTAGTAAAGCCCCGCATATGCAGGGCTTTTTCTTTTATATCGCTTTTGCAATCTCAACAAGTAACCGCATAAACAATGGTATCATTTGGACTACAATATAGCCGATGCCTGCCCTTGATATTAATGAGAAACCTCGTTCTTGGCTCCCTACCATGATAAACAAACCACCACATAGGGCCACAACGGATGCGATAGGATAGGACACTGCTTTGATTAAAAAGATAACTGGTTCAAACGCATTTACAATACGATTGTAGAGCTGACCATCAATGTAGTTTTTAAACTTACCATCTGTCGATTGGGCATCTTTAAACACTTCACTTGAGTCCATATCTGGGCCTGCAGCAAACCCATGAGGAATATCTATAATATTACTGAATATAATAGCACTACCGATTACTAATGATACTCGCACCACTACAGGTGCGTATTTTTTTGCTTTCTTTTTGAACAAGCTCCATTTTTTCTTTGCTCCATAGTTACCATCCATGAAATCTTTGATGCTCATTGTCTCAGTTGCCATCTGGACCAACTCCTCATTTTTAATGGAAATCTGTAACGGTAAATATGTTGCAATCCAATCCTTCGCAAAGTTTTTGAATCTGTTTTCTGCGGTACTCTGTTGTTGTGTACCAAATAAATTTAGGCGGTTTTTCAAACACCTTGCAATCAATGAGTTTACGATACTTCTGCATCTTCACACGGTTTGCACTCATTTTCTGTTCGTGATCCACCTCTACAATGTGGTAACGACCATTATCTGTGAACAGAGCGTCAGCGATTATAGAAACGATACCTTTTACATTCATTTTAACTTCCTGCTTCCATGTTTGAGGGCATTCGTAAGCAATGTAAATATCATTTCGCATAATGTAATGTCGGAATTGATTGGAACGTTTGAGAATCTTTTTGCAACCGATACGTTCACGCCCTTCTTTATTGAGATAATAAACGTTTTCTGAGTCTCTAAATCTAGATACATATTCTGAAAGCTCCTTCATAACACGAGAAGCGTTTCTGTCTCCGCCGAGATTATGAAGCACCTGGATTTGCTTTCTAGTTAAGAATCCCAATCTCTTCAAGCTCGAGAGAATATTGTCCGTTCTTGTTTCCTTCATGGCTAACTTTTGCATCTTCATGCTCCTTTCTCGCTCTAATGTTGATATGTGGCTTTATGATGTTATCGATTTGTTTGTTATCGATGTACACAGTCTGCAAAACCTTCTTCTCATTCGTTTGGTATATTGCCCTTCCCTTAATGTTAGGAAGATTCTCTGCACCGCCTTCATCCAGTACAGCACGGCTTCCTACTTCCGTCTGTAGCCTAAAACACACACGGGCCCCAATGTTTTGGCGTAACTGCGATGGAAGAGCGTTATTCGTCGGATATTGAGTTGCATACAGCAATCTAAAGCCAGCAGCTCTGCCCCTTCTTCCAATGTCCACAATGATGTCCTGGCACTCAGGATAAATGGATAAATCAGCAGCTTCATCAACTATTACAAAGTACCTTGTTGGGTCCCCAGCTTCTTTTATATCTTCGTATCCGTTTTCTAGTAAGTATTCGTTTCTATCATTCAGTTTAGTTTGCAATTCTCTTAGAGTCTGTAGGGCTTCATCTGGATTTTTCGCAATTGATTCGACTTGGTTTAGGAATCTGTATCGGTTGAAAGATAGACCACCCTTCAAATCAATTAGGAATAGCTTTGTATTCTCTGATTGATTGCGTACAAGAGATGTAATTATGAGTTTCAATACGTTTGATTTCCCCATGTCTGTCATTCCTGCTGAGATCATGTGTGAGATCGAATCGAAGTCGTGTTTTATTAATCCATCTCTGGTAAAACCAATCGGAACTTCCCAACCTCTGCACTGTTTCATCATTTCTTCTTCAAACTTCACAAAATCAGGTATCCCCTTCTCGTAAACTCGTATTTTTAATAACCCATCATAGGACAGCTCTATTTCCTTTCTAACGCATTTTTTCTTGTTTATGATGTTTTGTATTTGTTTTAAGATATCTTTTCTTAAACGAAGAGATTTGAAGTCTGATAACTTAAAATCGTAGACCTTGTTCTTATGATTCAACCCATCCTCCAAGTGCTGCATCTTTTGTTCGAAATCGGAGAAGCTAAGACCAAGAGGAATCCTGTATGCATATTCTGTACCCCACTCGTTTCTTGTCTTACGAAGCAGCTGTATTGTTTGCACATTTCTACCTTCCTTTACTTTCAAACCACAATTAGAGCAAATGCGCTGTATCTTAGCGGCATCATTTGTCACGCCTTTTTGATGCAGTTTTGAGAAAATAATTGCACCACCGACCGCAGCAGAACTGACTAATTCAAAAATCATGAGCGACACCACCTTTCCTGTATGTTTCGATAGAAACAGTCCCTATAGATTAGAAGAGAGAATAATAGCTATGAATCAATGAAAATAGTAGTCTTTTGATGTCTGAAGTATTGTTCTGTGGAAGAATTCTATTCGGAATAGGTGAAACGAAGTTTTAAAAAGCTATCAAATTAGAACAATGAATCGTAATTTGTTTGGTATGGTAAAAGGTATTTCATACTGTTCGTTTCATATGCATGTTTTTTTGCACTCGTATAAAAAAGTTAACTCTTGTACATGCTGTTACTGAGGTGACAGTAATGTTTGATTGGCTAAAATTAGGAAAAACAAATAGGAGTAAATTTGGAAGGTGGTTAGATCGCCAGGGGATTTCACAAGCGCAATTAGGAGAAAAATCGAAATTAAGCAGAGCAACTATTTCGAAGTTATGTAATGACCATACATATAGACCGAAATTTTCAACTGTAGTTCAAATCACAAAAGGATTGAAAAAATTAGGAAAGAATTTAAACGAAAATGAATTTTGGATGTAGCTTCGTAAAAAAACGAGGCTATTTTCACACTTTAAAAAGAACGTACGTTTGTGTATAATGAGGAGGAACAACATGATTCGAGGGGTTGAATTTAATGAAATTATGGATGTGAAATAAAAAAAGAGCTGACTCAAAAGAGCCAGCTTAATTTGTTGTTGGTAAAGTGATATTTGTAAAAGTGTTATCTGAATTAACAAAGTTACGAATGTGGTTTTTATTTGTATATGCTTTTAAAGATAGTGAGTTTGTCCCTGAATAAACGAACTCGCTATTTTCTATTACTAATTCATTTGCTGCGTTAGCTGATCCAGATGCTAATAGTGCTGCGAATGATGGATTATTTATTTTGACTTTACAATCATTTAATTTGTAAGCTGTATATGTTCGGTTTGTATCGGATAAAAACAAATTGTTTTTAGTAGTAATAGTGATATTACAGTCTTCTAATGTTGTGTGTGGTGTTTGATTATCCACGTTTGTAACTCCAACTTCACACACTGTATCGAAAAGTTTTGATTTTGTTACTTTAACATTCATAGCTTGTCCACTGAATAGATGGTTTCTTAATTCGCAATTAACGAATTCTGACCTTGTAAATTCACATTCGTCTAAAGTTTGAGCATTAGGGTTTTCTGATCTTACTCGTAAATTTTCGAACCTACAATTATCATATCCTTTCACTTTAAATGTCATTTCTCTCTGTGTGAGGGCTGATTTGAAAGTGCAATTACTTATTTTATTTGCCCTTAACCACGGCGTAGCGACTGGATTTTCTGTGAAAGTAAAATGATTATTGTCGAATGTACAATTATCACCCAATGCAACGAAGTCAGGATTTACGTATTGATTGTTTAATAAAGAAACTCTATAAGAATCGTTACTAACATTCATATTTCCACCTGTAAAACTATTCCCTTCGATATTTACAAAAGCCACACTGAAATTAGATGACATTAATCCGATATTATTTTGACAGTTGTATAAGAAATTATTTTTAATGTTCGCATGAACTAAAGAATAAAGATTGATTGCGATGTAATCAATGTTGTAAATGTGATTGTGCTCTATTAAAACATCGTAACACCCAACTAAAATACCATGATAACTACCGTAAATTTCGTTATCTTTTATAGTGCAACTCGCCCCATAACTATCTTCCATATTTATCGAATATCTAGTCGGGTCGTTGAAAAGCGGCTTTCCATCTAAAAACCTAACCAAACCTTTTCCATTATCACGGATTTTATTGTTTACAATTTTGTTGTAATTGCCACCAAGAGTAACGCCACCCCTATGACCATTAAAAATTTCACATTTTTCAACAACGTTATGATGAGGAATACCCCCATACATGATTGTATATTGTAGATTTTTATTTATATTGTTTTCGTTATAAAATTGAAGTCTGAATTTCGTCGCATTAACAGGGATAGAAATATCTGTATAGATCCTTCTCTTTTTCATGACTCCTATAAATTTGTTGTTATTGTCATAAAAAAAGATGTCTAAGTCTTTGCTATTTAAATTTGTTGTTCTAGCGTATCCGGAACCTGCTATAAGTAGAGAATGTATCTTTGGAGTCAAATCTTGAGGTATGTTTATCAATCTTGTTGTAAGTGTATTCGTTGAGGGAATAGGTTGTCCGGTATTGTAGTCTAAAGAATTTAATGTAAGTCCTTGATCAAATTCTCCATAATCAAATATAGAATTTGAGCTAAATGAAATGTTATCGCCCATATAATCATGAACTTCACAAAGTTTTGCTTTACAATAAGCAGAACTTCTTTCAAAAACAATTCCATATGTGTGCTCCATTGCAACTTCCCTAGAATCTAGGAAGCTACGATCTGCTCTGCATCCTATCATTTCTCCGCCATATATACGGGATTTAAAAGTTTTGCTAAAAATAACACTACGCCCTTTGAAGTTGTAATAATCATTTGTTGTCCTGTTATCAAAAGGTGATTTCCTATTAGAGTCATAGATGACTTTAAGCGTAGATCCATTTAAATTTAGATTCAAATTTGAAACCATTCTAATTTCGCGTGGATAACATAAAGCGTATTCTCCCTTAGGTAATCTCGCCTCACTATAATCATTTTCTGATGCATATTGCAGAGCTGCGTTAATTCCTTGGATGTTTTTATCAGCTTGAATATAATCTGTGTCTACATAAGGTTTATTAGGTAACCCTTTTTTAATGCCCCATTTGTCTAAGTCAATCGAATATATCATATACTTTTCACCTCTTCTTTTGAATTTATAAAAAAAGCACTCCATTTTAAGGAGTGCTCCGAATTATTCTCACTTCACATATACATAGGCTTCGTTTGCTGTTATATAGTATGTTTTCCCTTTGCTATTGTGTACTTTGTACTGCGGTGAACCATTGACAGTTACTTTGTCATCAATTGCAAACCCTAATCCAGCATCTAATATACCAGCAACATCTTTATCTGCCCAGGAAGCAGCATCATAGAAACGTAGGTTGTCCACTTTGGACACCACTCGTTTTCCAACAATCGATGAATCAACACTGCTCTTCTTATCGAATTTTACATAAGAAGGATTATTATATACCCATTGATTCCCACCAAGATTTAACCATCCATCTTTTTCAGCCCACACAACATAGGATTCTGGTTTATTTAGCTGACGAATAACAGAGTAACTTGTATCTGGCCCTTTACGTAAATTGATGTTATTACCTTGAATGTATGCAACTCCTTCAACATTTGCAGTTGGTACTTCTGCTGGTTTAGATGGTTTATCTGGAACAGAAACGTCCACACTAGAATTATTGTATGCCCGTTGTACATCTGCTCTAAATTGAGCTTCAGATACACCATGACTACGTAAATAATCAAGTGGATCTTCATGATCTGTACCACCAAGGTACTTCGTAACATCATAGTGAGTCCATAATCCTTTTTCTACTGACAATCCACGGTCACGTAAGATTTTAGCAAGCAGCTTTACATATTTATCATATGAAACTTTGAATTTATCATAATCAGATGTCTCACATAGTTCTACGTGAACGAAGCGTTTATTTGCACCTGGGCCACCACCATAAGCGATGTATTTTGTATCCGCAATTTGAATTGTTTCATTCCAATCGATTGCATAATGAACAAAAGCATTTCTCCATGTACGAGTTTCGTATTTTTGGATGTTAATAGCTGGAGCTTCAGGAGTTGCTGTACTATGCGCCACAACACCCTCATAAGCGCCTACGCCATAACGATAAGGAGTTTTAGGTAATCCATCAATAATAAGAGTTCTATCTGCAAAAGCTTCTGTAGTAAGGCTAAATAGAAGCAGCGAGGTCATGAATACGGTGGAAACGAATTTAAACGATTTTTTCATTAGGCATCTTCTCCTTTTTCTTCGTGATCAGTCCAAATACCCAAAGCAATACCAAATAAATAAACAGCCTTTTCGACCTTATCCAAATTTCCTTCGAATCCGGTCATTCCAAAAACTGATAAAATTAATCCAAAGCATGAAAAAAGCGCAACCCATGTTTTCCAGTTGCGCAAACGTTTTAAAATATTTTCTTTTGTAAGTGGCAAGTCTTATACACCTCCTTTCAATAACAGTCCAATAAGTGCCGTTACAATTGCACCGATTATGATGCGGAGAATCCATGTGGTGTTGGCGCTGATTTTATCAAGTTGCTTATTTATATTAACGATGTCTTTTTCGTTCCCTAAAGTACGTGACTCTAAGTTACGAATATCTTGCTGCATTACTTTTTGTTCTGACTTAATATCTTTTTGATCTGATTTAATTTGTTGGATCTCTTGTTTTAAATCAATAATCTCTTGCATCGTTTCACTCCTTTTCAAAATAAAAAGAGAGACGAGTTTCGCCTCTCTCAATCTATAAAATTTAATCTAAGCCGGTATTTTAAGCAAAATAAAAAAGACCAGCTTTTTGCTGCTCTGTAGGGAAAATCTCACTTAATTAGCTAATAATTGTTGTACAAGCGCCTCAAGTTTGGATATTCTTTCCTCTTGAGCTACATTTTGTTCTTTCAAAGAGTTTATTTCCTTTTGTTGTTCGTTCTGTCTTAGCATGATTTGTTGAGTAGCTGCAATATTTACAGTAATCAACGAGTAAGGAACTACAGATTTTTTATCTTTCCCTTGGAATTGCTCTGGAGTTTCCTCTGCAACGAACCCGTATTGAAGGAAATCACTAGAATGCTCTCTTAAGTAGTCGATCCCGTACTCTTCTACATCCTTATTTAAGAAATATTGACTAGGTTTCAATAACATTAAAGCATCTACTTCATCGCTTTGGATTGCTTGAATGTCTGCTTTTATCTCTCTAGTAGAGCGCTGAGTCCAAGTAACGCCAGATACATCAAAAGCTGCCCACAGATTATTACAGTTTACGTTTGCGTACAATGAATATATCCCCTGGGCAGGGTCATATCTCTGAAGGAAATAGAACCCTTCTTTGTTTCTTTCTCCTTTGTGAACCTTGATATGCATATTGTGGTATGTTGTAGCAACCGCTTCTAAGTTTACAGTATCATCTAATTTTATTATGAAGTCATTTGATATCTGAGTACGTTCTTTTCCGAATGAGAATGTATCGGCTGATCCCCCTACAGATAGGAAACTATAACCTCTTCCTCTCATGCGGATATCTCCTAAATGGCTTGCATTGAGATAAATATCATCAGATGCAAGTACATCAATAGAGCCAGTTGACTTAAGAGCCATTTTAGTTCCGCCATATCTTGTAAAAGAAATATATGAACTCTTAAGAATATTACCCTTAGCGTCCTTCCCGGAAGCAAGACCTATACTTGCTACTGATTCTGTGAAGTTTGTAGCACTAGGAGTCGTATGATCAAGTACTAACGAGTCATTGACGCTACCACCTGCTCCAGAGTAATCATTACCGAGTACAAGAGCCTCCGTAAATGATCCGTCTGTGGTAGGTACGAATCCTAGGTACCCACGTGACCTTCCAGTCCCATATAGAGTAAGATTCTGCTTCTCTAGTCTCATATGGTTATTAGAGCTAGACGGGTCCTCTGTCATGATTACTACGCCTTTTAAGCTACCTGTCTTGATATGCTTAGCTTCTACGTATCCGTCAAGATTTATCTTCGGAGCTTGAATCAAAGCAGTCTGAGCTGTGAGGTTCAACTTTGCAGCAATCTCATTGTCTTTAACACGGAGAGAAATCTCCTGAGCATTTACTTTCAACTCAGATTCATGTCTATCCACTACAGCTTTACTACCATATCGTCCATCACCTTCATCTTTAGTGTAAACATCAGTAGATTTAGCTCGTAAGTTTATTTCCTGATTAGTCTGAGTGAGTTTTGTATCATAACTAGAGTTAACTGTATTGAATTCTGACTTAGTCACACGGTCAGCAACCTCTTTAACCATAGCGTCATAGTTTACAATGTCTTTGGGGTTTTCCATATAGACAGGAAGTTTCTCACCTACGTTACACTGTGGCTCAGCTACCCATACAGTACCAGCTCTCCTGATCCACACTTCTATACGTGCATGAGTGATTGGAACATCTGGAGCGTCATGATCTATAGTGAATCTAGTCCATTGTCCATCTACTAGCTTATCTTGGAACTCAACTTGTTTGTATCCACCTACTGAAGTTGATCCGTTGAAGAACTCTATCTTATAAGCTGCCCCTAGAGTGATAGCATACTTATCATCAGTATATAGCATAGCAGAGAATTGGAACTTTCCTTGTTTCTGATAAGCAGGTACATCTTGATAGATACCATGCCAGACATTAGTTGTTGTATGTGTAGATTCAATCTTAACTGACCTACTTTGTTTGTATCTCTTAGATTCATCTACGGTAATCTTTCTGTCAGCAGCATCAGCGTCAGGGTTCCATCTTTCAAGTGAAGGAGTCTCTTCAGTAACGTCTCCGAAGTCATTTACTTTCTTTTTAACAAACTGAGTATTCAATAAGAGGTTATCAGAACCTAGCTCTCCAATGTATTCCTGCATCTGAGTTTCGGTAACTTTTGTACTTAGTTCACCTTTAATATTCGTAATCTCTGTAGTAATCCCTACAGTGTCGGGAACAAGTGGCTCCCAGTCAGTACCATTCCAGAGTTTCAATATCTTAGCAGTTGGATCACTTGAGTCAAGCCATAGAGTTTTCCCTGCTTCTAATTTATCTGTAGGAGCAGTAGAACTCTCAATGATAGCCGTTTGCATCTGATTCATGTTACTTTCTACCTCTGTAGCTAAATCCTTTGCAGTTTTAGCGTCTTCATGAGCCTGGTCTGCTTTAGCTCCTGCCTCTGCAATTGCATCAGTCTGACCATTTACTTTTTCGTCTAACTGCTTAAATACTTCTGCAGGTACTTTGTCTTGCAAAGAAGATAAAATACGTTGATAAGCCTTCATGAGAGAATCATTTACATCTTCTATCTCTCTATAGTTACCGAAATAGATTTTATCTTGACGGGGATCCTTGAAAGACTCGTCTGCAGCAATCGCACGAGCTTCTAAATATAAAGGAGGGTTAAGCGTCTTGTCTTTAATGTATACAGTATCACCTTCATTTATTGCCTCATGTGACATCCCTGCTACTCTAGCCAACGAAACAGCGTCAACTCCATAAACTAAGTTAGTATCTACTCGCTTCTTCAGAGCTGCCTTTGTTAGAGTCATTAAACGCTCTGGAGTCATATTTTGATTATCAGTCTCTGGGGTATAAAACCCAAAGCGATGCTTACCATTAATGTTCCAACGTTGAAATGCTTCCTCGTCAACCACGTAGGGAATACCATTATTAATATCTGCTACAGTAATTACCTCATCTTGACCGTTTGCTCCCTGGACAGTAACGTAACCCACTAGAGCAGTAATTACACCGTCAGAGTTTTCTGTACGAGTAATCCCTTGCAAGTCCTTACCTATATTAATTTCCTTCCCAGTGTATCTACCACGCTTTTCTACTAAGTCTACGTATCTTTTATTGATACTAGCTCCCTGGATAGTAACCCTATATTGAAGCTCATAATGATTAAACTCTGCAGCGGTTAAATTAAGAAGTCTCAAAGGGGATACAAACTCTTTAATGTATTGCGTACGTGTTCCTGCTGCTTCTACTTTACCGACTTCCCAGTCAGTCCCTTTAAGGGCTATTCTCATATACTCTTCTGCTTTAAGAGAGTCGAACTTTTTAGGTTCAATATAACCGTCAGCATCTAGTAAGGTCCATTCACCACTAGCAAGGATTGTAACTGTCTTAGCAGCAGAATCCTTCTCTACAGAGGTAATCACATAAGGTGTTATTATACCTGGACGTGTTTCTTTCAAGATGATATTTTGCTGTTGAAGATAAGGGATATATTTTGAGCTCTCAAGCAATTTAACATCTAATATATCAATGGAGTTCTTTATTTCCCAGTGACGCTTGTCCTCAATATAATCATGAGGACGTATAGTAGCTATCACTTGTCTTGTAATGTAATCAACTATGTGAAGATCTCCTTTTCGCTTTCCCATTATCTGTATCTCTCCCTGTATGTTACTTTGGCAGTCCCTATATTCTTAGGACGTACGATTATTTCATTTTCTCCTCTATTGATAACTGGAAATTCACTAAATAACTCTTTAATATTGATAGCATCTTTCCCGTTAACTGTCACAAGAGCTCTCTCAGTATCTACAACTACAGTGTCTCCCTGGTCCACAATATATGGAGTTGCATCTACTGGTACACTAAACTTCTTATACACTTTTAAGTCTTCTATAAAAATAGCATCTAATGGACTGTAATCCCCATATTTGAAGATTCCTATTGCTACTTTAGTGACTATAGAAGTAGTGGCAGAATTGGACTTGTTGACATCATTCCAGGTTTCAATGATAGTTTCATAATCTTGATAAGTTCCTTTCTTATATAAAGCAGAATAAGCTGTCCAAGTATTTCCCTCTCGTGTTAACATCACATGTCCTCTAAAGTCTGTGAATGAGCCAGGTGTCCTTCCAGTATCATCTATAAGCGTTTTCTCTTCAGGTCCATCATTTATGACTGTATAAGCTTTCGTGATTGAAGAAGTGTCGTACTCGTCCTTCATTCCTAATTGAGCTACGATATTATCACTAGAATCTAATAAGAACAGCATAATAGTTCCCATTCTGTCATAGCTAAGAGAGTCAAAGGAAAGTCTCATATCAACTTTAAAGTCTGTAGCTCCTCCAGGAGGAAGAGACTGTTTAAGAATTGGACCATACCATGTATTTTCCTTAACAGGTCCATAAGTGCTAGGACGGAAACCGTGTCCGCTCCCTGCTATCTCCATAGCTCCAGCTCCTTCAAATAGTGAGCCAAGCGGCCCATTGTGAGGATTCCATTTCCCTAAATTGTCCATCTTGTCCCAAATGACTCTATCCTCTTGAGCTACTAGCTTTGTCATGGGTCCTGTGGGATATCCAAGTCTAAAGTATTCATTGCCATTCCAGACATCTATAAAGGGGCTCTTATTTAGAACATTCACCTCTACTATAGGGTTAGACTCTATAGTCCCTTTATTGGCTATATTTACTTTCAAATCTGTACCTTTAATGGCAAAGTCTTCTGTCTTAGTTTCACCTAGCTTATAAGGCATAGGACATACAAAGCGGATAGTTCCTTTTCCTCTGAAGATAAGTTCATCTAAGTCTGTCTCCCCGTCTAGCATAGCCATATATGCTCTGTCTGCCTCATCGTCAAAGATAAGCTCCTTTGGCTCATCTTGAATAAGCCAGCATGCTAAGTCTTCCTTCTTCTTCTGTAGATCCGCCTGGTCTTTTGCTTTAACGATGACAGGGACCTCGATAGTTCGTACTTTTGTGTTAGTCTGCAGGTGATACCCTCCAGGATGTCCAGGCACTGTCAATATGTCTCGTTCAATAGGAGCCCACGCAGAGCGGTTAAACCCCATCAAAATGAACAGGTAATCTTTTTTGATTCCGTTGAATTTAAAGCTAGTCACGTGAGTATCCTCCTTAGTTATTTTTATTCGAGCCCTCCCAGAGGGAAGGCTCGTAAGTTTATACTAGAAAGCTGGCATAACTTGAGGGTTAAACTGTGCAAGCCTGCTACTTCGACGCTTATTAGCATTGTCAACGTCCTCAGAGATAACCTCCCCTACAACCTTTTTATCCATAACAAGATAAGTAGGAGCCTTATCAGATTGCTTCTCTTGAGATTCTGTTTTCTTAGTAGTGCTATTAGTCTTGTAAGTCCCAGATATACGCTCATAAGCAGTAGGGGCCATTGATACGGAACCTTTAATAACATCATCCATCTTAGGGAGCTTGAAGTCTGGAGTTACTCCTAGGTCCATTTCTTGGAAGTTATCATTCCCTAAGACGTTTCCTAGCTCAATGTCATTAGAAATAGCTTCAAAGCCGCTTAATACAGCATCAGCCATTTTAGTAGCTGCCTTTACTGCATCGCTTGTCATGTCTGTCATGCCTACTGCAAGACCTTCAGTGACGAATCCACCGACTTTCTTCATTACACGAGAAGGAGAATGGATATCGAAGAATCCTGTTACAGCATCTTTAACCTTTCCAGCAACATTTTTAGCTGCATTGATAGCAGATGAAGCCATACCGCTAATACCATCAGCAAGACCTCTTATGATGTCTTTACCTGCACTCAGTAACATAGAGCCTGCTCCAGAGAACTGATTCTTTATACTTTGGAGTATGTTATTACGAATAGTGTTCACTACTTGTTGTTGCATTTGCACAATACCTTTGATGAGCTCCCAGATGATTTTCACACCTGCAGCGAGAATAGCAGGAAGGTTAGATACGATAGTTTTTGTAATCTCCCAGATAATCTTTAAAGCTGCTCCTGCTAATTGAGGAAGTATCTTAATAATTCCGTTGATAAGTGCTGTAAGTATCTTCACACCAGACTCAATGAGCTTAGGAAGGTTATTCATTAGTATTGTAATCAATTGAGTTACAATTTTAATAGCTGCATCTATGATACTTGGAAGCATTTTAATAATTCCGTTTACGATAGCCATTAAGATTTTTACACCAGCATCCAATATCTTCGGTAAGTTTTGGAGAATCATAGTGACAATCTTGTCCACCAACATTACAGCCGTACTGATAAGGTTAGGAAGTACTTTTACGATACCATTAATGATTGCCATTAGGATTTTTATACCTGCATCAAGAATCTTCGGTAGTAAAGTAATAAGGGAATTTAATAAAGTGTCCATAATCTTAAGAGCAGCATCTACTATTTTTTGAATATTGTTAGCTATTCCGTTTACAATAGCCATTAAGATTTGCATACCTGCGTTTAAGATTATTGGTAAAAGTGTCCCTACTGTATTAACTAACGTATTGATAAGTGTAGTAGATACTGTTACTAACGAAGTGACAGCTACAGGCAATACTTGTAAGATTCCTTCGATGATTTTGTTTAAGATAGCCATTCCCTGTACCAAGAATGTTGGTAGATAAGTAGTCATCAAGTTAACTACAGTATTTATAATAGTCGTGATTGCTGTTACAAGAAGTGGGACTGCTGCGTTTATCCCTTGTACAATTGTAGGGAGAAATCTAGATGCTGCTATTAAGAGACCTGGAAGTCCTCCTACAATCATAGCGATTAGAGACGGCATAATTGTAGAAAATATAAGTCCTAACTGCGAAGTGTCTCCTCCGATAGCCAACCTTATAGCTTCAACGAGCCCAGTAATTGTATTACGGATAGTAGCCACCACACCTCCTAAGGCAAGGGCAGCGTTTTGAAATCCCAAAGGAAGCTGATTTATCCATACGCTCATAGTATCCCCTGTAGCAACAACTCCTACAAGATACTTAGATAGGATTACCAAGGAATTGCCAAGTGAGTTTAGCGATACAAGTAATGGAGCTATTGCGTTTGCGATTCCCTGTATAGGTGCAGGCATTGAAGCAACTACATCTGTAAAGTGGTCTCCAGTGATTAAAACACTAGCTAAGTAAGTCCCTAAAGTAGCCATCGCATTAGCAAATGAGTTAAGAGCCACCATAGCAGGAGCTAACGCTGTAGCAATTCCTTGGATAGGCTTAGGCAAATTAGAGATAACATCACTGAAGCTATCACCTGTAAGTAGAACATGTCCTAAGTATTTTCCTAACTCAGTAGTAAGGGAGATGAATTGCTTTATCCCATTAGAGGCAGCGACGAAGCCTTTGTTCCCAAGCTCCATTAATGATTTTCCCCAGTCCTTCAAAGTATTAATAACCGTCATGACACCATTACGGAATGTCTCTGATGTTTTCCATAGGTGGCTTATAAGCATCGTAAGACCTACCACCGCTGCAGCTACTACCCATACAGTAGCACTCATTGCAGCTAAACCTGTGATAAGTGGGCCGATCAGCATCCACACAGAGTTCCACATAGCAAGCATACCGTTCCAGAGCCCTATTCCGATTGCTAGAGGGGATAAGATTAGCGTGAGAGCGGGTATAAGCATCAAGACACCTTGAAGGAATTTAGCCATTACAGGGTGAGCCTCGTTAAATTTGATAACTAAGTCAGCCATAGCAGATACAAAGTTATAGATAGGAATCATTAAAGCGGCAAAAGCATCTCTCATAGGTTGCAGAGCTTTTGTGAGCTTTTCAATCATATTGTTATAAGCTTCTGCATATTGAGGGTTCATTTCCATGTTAGCTTCGTGGAGTTTCCCGTAAAGCATCGCACAAGAAGCAGCCGCCATCATAGCTACCATTGTCATTCTCATAAGTCCTGTCGTAATCATCATATTCATGTTAAGTAAATCTTTCATACTAGCAGTAGGGCCTAACATCTTAAGAGCTAATACGGAAGCATTCCCTGCATTAGCCAGCCTGTTAAGACCATCCGCAGCAGCTAGCCCTGCTCGGTTAACGTTATAGATGGGATTTGCCATGCGCGTATAGTTATCGCTAATACGTTGAGCCTGGGTAGTCATATTTTGCATTGTAGCTATAGTCTGTAACATTCCTACCATAGCCAGTCTATTCGAGTTGATAGCTGCGTCATTGGCTTTCTTCTGAGCCGCTCCAAGCTCTTGCACTTGAGCAAGAAACTCTTCTGTAGTTCCTTGCCATTCTGAGGACTGCTGAGCTAGTTGAAAGAATCCGTATTGAATCCGTATTTGTTCGTCCCTTACTCCTGCCATCCCCATTTTTTGAGCTCTAAAAGCATTATTCATCTCGTTCATCATACGTTGAGACTCTGCAGAGATACCTGAATAACCTCTACGAATATCGTTATTAATCTGATTGAAGTTATTCCCGAAAGTTTCACGAATCTCACGAGCGGTAGAATTCATACCATTACCCATATTGTTCAATTCGCCATTTACTTGATTGACTTCACTTTGGGTGATGCTGCTAAGTCGATCTATCTCTGCCTGGTATTCGCTACGTATCTGTGCAGCAATACTTTGAATATTAATACCAATTCTTAATAGCTCATTGTTTACCTGCAGTACTTCATTCCTCACGTCGCTATCTAGAGGATTGAATCCTTCATCAAAGTTTATACGTGCTTCCCTTCCTATTTGGACCAAGTTGCTGCCTATGGTGTTAAAAATCTCATTAATATCTGATACGTTTCCTTGTACATTGCTTCCAAGGTTATTAATTTCACTGTTAAAAGCATCTTGAATAGTACGAGCTACTGAGCTCATATTAGAGCCCATTCTTCCTAGCTCCCTATTAATTCTCTCTACGTCGCTACGTATATTAGAATTGTCTATTCGGGCATCTATCTTTACACTTCCGTCAGCCATGTATATTCACGCTCCTTAGTTGTCTAATTTAAAGAGTCTCCAGGAGCCCTGCTACGAGGTCTTAATTAATAGTCTTATTCTCTTGAGCTAGTTGCTTACGTGCTTCCTTGTAACGTTTCATGCGGTCCTCGTAAGCTTTCAACTCTCTAGCCTCTCTCATAGCCTTCGCTTGAGGTAGCTCATAAAAGGCTTTTTTCTTCTTAATATCCTTCACCTGGTCCGCATTGTCTTTAGTCTTCTTAGGGACTTCACAAGTGCGGTACTTAATAGCCGTTTTCATGGGAGTCTCTTCTGATAAGTTGTTGAACAATGCCAGAAACTCGTTCCATAGCAACTTCCCTTGTTGCTCTATTAAGTTGATACTGTAGTCAAACAAAAAGGACGAGAAAATCCGTTCAGCATCTATAGTAAAGTCAACTATAGGAACCTCTTGGAATGTCTCGTCCTCTTCAGATCCGTCTATGGAGTTATCCTTATTGGTCATTTCATTGACTCTCTCTGCATTCTCTAAGTCAATATTAAGCTTAGCTTTGAAGATATCAACGAGAAGTTTATTCTGCTGATCTCCGTTAAGCTGAGCTAGTAAGCTGCGTTCTACTACAAGCATATTGAGTGCTACTGGAAGCTTAGCATTGTCAGAAACCTTCTTATCATCAAACAACTGAAACATAACTAGTATGTTGTCATAGGAGAGATTGAGCTCAATGTCAACCCCATGCCAATGGAATCTATCTACGTTTCTCTCTGTAAGAGTAAATCTAGGTTTCATGTTAGCTCACCTTACTTCTTAGAGTTGATTAAGTACTCGTCTAATGAGCTTCCAGCTTTGCTTCGTAGTTCTTCCTCTACAATCTTAGTTAAGTAGTCGATTAAGCTAACAAGATTCATTAGAGAGCGTCCTGCTTTCTCGTATAACTCATCAAACGTATCAGCTCCTAGGAATAGCTCAATAGCTTCTTTCATAAGTTCACGCTGTTTAAGATTCATAGCACGTAACTCTTCAGTAGTAGCTTCTCGGATATCTAATGCAGCATCTTGAAGCTCTTTTGCTTTCTTCTCATAAGATACAAACCCTCCTTGATAAGTAATCATTGAATCATCATCGAAGTTCACCTTGTAAAGCTTTCCTGCTACATCAATCTCTTTGTAAGTTTTCTCGAAAGTAAATTGTAAAGTTGTCATTATGGTTATCTCCTTGGTTTTTTTGTATTTGCCTCCGTCGAGACAGTTTTTAATTTATTCGAATAAGTTAAAAGCGTTTTTTGTACTATTTTTGTTTACAAAAATAAAGATATAAATGAGCTATCACTGAAGAGGGAACCTATAAAAGCTCCCTCTCAATGTAATTGATAGCATGAACGAAAATGCAGAGGATTAAGCGGAAGCTTTCTCTGTTAACTCTGGAGCTCCGTCAAAGGCAATATTGAACTCAACCTCACCCTTGCTGTTCGCGTCGCCTCCGGGAGCTTTAATTTCCGAGATAGTCGCAGGACCTTCCCACTTGTCGCCTCCTGGCTCAGTTACTCTAAACTCAATCTTACGAGCATCTCCAATTTGATTTACCTTTTTAAAGATGAAATCTTGAGCTTCATCACCATAAGATCGATGACCTTCAAAGCCATAAGACATCATAAAACCTACTACTGAACGCTCGGAAGCTCCGCCTCCGTCGTAATAGTAATCCTCTTCTACTTCCTCGTTATTGTCTGGATCTACAGAGGTAATCCCTTTAGCGATAACCGCCCACTTAGGAGTAGCCTTCGTTCCTACATTGATCTCAAATTTATAAAGATGGTTCAATAGATATGCCATTATGCATTCTCCTTATCGTTTATTCGCCTTCGTATAGTTCAGCGCTAAAAAGCGCGGTCATAACATACTCATTTGCTGCTGTTTTCTCAACAAAATTAGGCTCCACATACACATTGAGTCGACTTAGTGTATAGGAGCCATCTATAGCGTGAAAAACACGCCTATGAACGTTATTTAGTTCTCTTGTAATAAATTCCATTGTGTTGTTTACTTCCAGTTGATTACTACTTTTTGCGAGAATTTGAATTTGTTTGTTGATGATTTCACCTTCGTAATATTGCTCTCCTAGTGCTGACGGAATCATTCTAATAGCAATACTTTTTCGTGGTGTATCATTTACTCCTATATCCAATAAATCGGCTTTTATAGGAGCAAATAGGATATTCGGCTGCAAAGTAGTGATTAAATGCTTCTTGACCGATTCAATTAGCCATATCATGTTTGTCCTCCTATAAGTTCCGTTTAATCTCGTTTTCTACGATTCTTGCCCAGTCCGTTATGTTTCTAGCCTTTGATTCCTCAAACCAAAGACCCATAGCGTTAGGGTTCACATCGTGCGAAAAATTGTACTGTGGGTTGTAATAAAGCTTCCTTGCATATGGTGTATTCCACTCTAAATGACCTTCTCCTGGTCTACTGAAACGAATAGAGGAACGTTCTAATTCACCTGTATCTTTTGGGATAAAGTAGTTACTATCCTTAAGAATCTGCTGATCTAGTGCAAACTGTGCTTTCTGAGTAGATTCAATCACTTTGCCTTCTATTGCAGATGTATCAACTCGAATATTTACTCGAATCAAACTAAAAACACCTCCACATGGTGAAGACTGCTTCGATCATAAAAGTCACTAACCTTACTAACGGTCATTTCTTTGCCGTTAAATATGACTTTGGACTTCTCTTTAAAAGTAACAGGTGTTGAATGTACTGCATCATGGAATAACAGTGTTTGCATTACAGTACTGTCTCCATTACCGTTAGATACAAATGTCTTTTTAGGTTCAATTCGAACCCTTTCAATCGTTACAGCAGGAGCGTAGTTATCATTTCCGCCCCAAGTATCGTCTTCACCCTTATATTCCAGGTACTCAACTGTATGGATTAATAATGAACGTCTGATTGGTTTAGCCATAGACGCTCACACCTGCATAAAGAAGTCCTGTAGGTCTAAGGTAATCCACAACAGTAATAGCATATCTATCGTAATGACTCGGCCCATCTTCCGCACCTGCGCTCATCCCATTCTCAGAATAAGAACCAACAGAAAAACCGCCACCACCTTCACTAACTGTAGCGGAAGTAACTCCATTGATAGCTAAGAATTCAACTTGTGCTGCAGTAGCTTTTTTGACTTGATCACGAATAAAAGGAGCAACTTTATCGAAGTCAACTCCTTGTAATTTGTAACCTATGATGCTATCTATCTGCTCACTGGCTCTTTTTATCATTCTTTTTAATAACGTTTCATCAGAGACTTGAGTCCCTTCGTAATCGTTATTATAGTAATCAACATCTATATAAGGCATGTGATCACCTACTTAGCTGCGGATTTTTTCGGCGCTTTTAACTCTTTTAATTCCGCTTCTAGTTCTTCGATGCGATCAAGTGCCACGTTATGCTCTGATACAGTAACATTGCGGCCGCCAGTAGCACGTTTGATGATCTTTCCTTCTTCGCCGATCTGATCAAAACCATCATTCAGATAGCTTTCTAAGAAGTCTTTTTCAATGTGTAATACTTTATTCAATCGTTGTACTTTTACTGTGTTACTCATGTAACCACCATTCCTTTCATAATAAATAAGAGAAGGTATAAAACCCTCTCTTATGCAGTGATATTAATTTTAACGCCGTCAACTTTAGCGCCTAAAATGAACACATCCCAATATTTACGCTCATAGTAAAGGTATTTTCCACCAGTAGCAGCAGAAGGAGTATCTAAATCAACAAATTCATATTTTTGTGGAGCTACCATTGATAATGGATGAATTAAGATCATGTTGATCTGTTTTGCTGCTGCATCCGGTACCGCTCCATTCGTAAAGTTGTATGCTGTTTTCATACGGCTTGATGGTACTGTTACGATTGTTACATCATCAAGCGAATATACACCGCGGTTTAACGCTTTTTCATTAGTACCAGAGATATCAAGTTGACGTTGTAATTCTTTAGCGGCTTTTACAGTCTTTTTAACAGTAGGCGTAATATAAAGAATGCGTCCTGTTTGCGGCACTTCTGCTTCGTCCATTTGTTCCATGAAGTTATCAAATACAGTAAGGAAACTTTCAGGATCAAGTACAGTTACATCAGCAGTTTTTCCTGCTCCTGTGAATTCAGCATATAATTTAGAAGCCATGTATTTATCGTGCTCCGGCGTTGCTTCTTCTTCATTGAATACGCGCGTAATATTAGCGATAGAAAGAGCCATATTTGTTTCGTCAACGTCTACTGGATCAACTAAAGTACGAAATTCGCGGTCATGTCCTAAAGTTTTTGGTTCAAATGAATTGTCAACGCGGCGCGTATAGTTTCCGACAACGTCACGATTTACATCAGTGTAACCACCGACTTTAATACGTGGAATCATGATTGTTTTTGGTCCTGTCCATTTTACTACACTGTTATTAGGTGTAGCGTATAAAGCTCCAAACGCTAAACTTTGAGAAAACTTTTGAACGAGTACCTCTTGATATTGTGAAGCATAATTTAATGTAGCCATTAATAAATCACTCTTTTCTTTTTTATTTTTTCGCAAAACAAAAAGCCATCTATTTAGATGACTTCATCAAAACTTATTGCTTTTTAACGTCGAACGCCGCAAACCATTTGTCAGACTCTGTCATTGACGTTTGTTGGTGTTGGCCGTTTGAAAATGTCGGTTTCGGCTTTCCTGGATCTGCAGGTGGCTGCTCCACTACACCTTTAAAATGTGGAAACTCTTCAACTACCATTTCGATAGCCTTTGTAATGTCTACATCATCATTAACCTTAGTTTTCGCTAGAGTAATAACTGCATTTAAGTTCTTTTCTTCTTTGATATCTAATTTAAGCGCGGCTATTTGCGCCTGAGAATTAAAAAGAGACTCATCTTTTTCTTTTAATTGAGTCTCAAAGGTTGTTAACTTTTCATTTATTTTTTCTTGCTCTGTTTTAAGAGAATCTTGGTGATCATTCCAACCTTTTAATGATTGTTTTAGCTGATCTAAGTTCTCTACACCTAATTTCTTTAAGAACGCTGCTTCTTGCTGCTGTTTAGCTTCATCCATCTGCTCTTGTGTAAAGGTAACAGGTGGTTGGGCAGGTGGCTCTTGAGTTGCTAGTGGTGTAGTTTCTGGTGTTGCTACATTTGGTTCACCTCCTTCCGGTGCAGCTGGTGGGTTACCCCCTCCTTCAGAGAAGAACTGCATCCCGTTTACTCGTAATCTAAATGGTTTTGACATATTAAAGAGCTCCTTTCTTTGTAAGTTCACATTGCAAACGATATCCTTCCAATTCCCAAACCTTATTTACAATGCGCTCTTTACAGCATTCAATACCGATTTTCACATCATAATTAGCAGGATCTACACATGCACTCGATTCAGTTAGAATAAATCCGTTTGGTAATTTAGCAACTACTACTGTGCATTTACCGTGAAACTCCTCTACTGTCCAATGCGTTCTTTCTAAAATGCTAGTAATATCTTCCTGAGTAATTTTGTTTTTCATTATTCAACAACCCCCCAATCTTCTGCTAATGCATCTGAAGTACTAGGTGACCACATTGCATGAGTACCATCTGCACAACGTAACTGTAGGTAAGGGCGTACTTTGAATAAATCGCCTTCATTTAATCCCCATGCTTCAGCAGTTTGTTTATTACATGGAATCCCATTCGGATATCCTTTTTGATAAACAACAAACATATTTTTACCATTCCAACCATTACGAGAAATCTTTTCTCCTGCCTTAACTGCTTCAATTGCTTGTCCAAAGTTCATTCATTATTCCTCCTATACAATGTTTTCTCGGTTATATTGGCGCTTACGCTTCGTCTGATTAATGAACTCCCTCATATTAGCTTGACGTTGCGAAACCTTATTCTTCGCTTCTTTCACGCCTTCTGCATCGCCTAACGCTTCCATAACCTTGACTTCTTTCTTCGCTTTTCTTATCTGCCGTTCCAGGTGTCTTTGCTGTTGGCTTTCCTTATATACTCTAGAATTCTCTGCTGCGTCATACGGTTCATAACGCTTCGTTGATAACCCTTCTATGAAAGGATAGGTAAGGTGCCGACAATTGATCCCTAGGATTCCGCTTGGTTCCCCATACGATGTGCTTGAGAACGGTGGATATTTAGTGCTTTTTCCACTCCTGGAGTAAATACGCCCCTGATAAGGGCTGCAACCAGGACGCGCGCCATTATGCGAACTAGTTTCAATCAAATCGACATTGTATTCTTCAGCTCGTTCCATCTGCATTTCATTCGCTACATTATTACTTGTAGACCTAGCGACCATGTTTACATAAGCCTCTGTCGACCAACGTTTTCCAGCCTTATCAATAAGAGCAGGGATTCCACGTTGCGCCCATTCAGAAACAGTCTGCCTTAATGCTTGTTGCGCCGTTATGACACCACCAAGAACTTTACCTACTGTTTTATTTAAGATGTCTAGATAAACCTGTTGAGACTGTTTGAGCATGGTAGTATTTACAAGATTAAATATTTCTAATGCCTGTTTTTCATAAGTATTAAGGATGCCTATTAGCGCGGCACTCGTATACATTGTTGGCGCAGCAGCTATGATTCCTGCTTGTACCGCTTTCTGATATAACGATTCATGTTGTTCCACTGCTGTAAATCCAGCAGATTCTAGCATCTTTCGTACTTCCTCTGCCGTTTTGCCGCTATAACGTGCAATTGTATTCATCTGCTGCTGATTTAACTTACCAAGCTTATTCAACTGAACTATCCGCCAATGCTGATACTCTGTGAAATCCTCAGCAGTTAATAGCAGTTCCATGTCATATTTGAGCAATCTGGCCATATTTAAAAGCAACTCTTCTTCAATTGCAATGTAGATATCTACTATAAACATAGAGAGTTGCTGTAACTTATCCGGAGGTAGTGCCATTACCCTCATCTCCTGGACTAGTATTCTGTTGTTTATTGTTCATACCGAAGAAATCTACTCCTTCAGGCATAACCATCTTATTCTCGTTTTGAATTTCTTCTACGATTTTCTTAGCTTCCTCTTCAGAAACACCATGTATCTTCATGATCGCTAACTTCTTAGTTGTTAATCCATTCATAACAAGTGTTACTTGCTTTTTAATTTCTGCGGTTTGGTCCTCTGCAATAGAATCATCAAATGTAACAGTAACTTCATAGTCATCTATACTTTCAAATTCATCATATAAAGCAGCGATTTCAATAATAATATCGACTAAGTCGCGAATACCATCCTCAATAATCGTTTCATGCGACTGTTTTGTTTTAAATGTCTTGGAGTTTTCGCTTACAACTTCTGTTGCTGTTTTAACTCCTTGTCCATCAAAGCTAAATGCGCCAGTAGAGAAGCCTGTCTGCATTGAATAGTAATTTAACAACGCATTTATTGCCGCTTTATGTTCTTCAACGCGTAATTCAACGGAAATGTCTTTTATATCCTGATTTTCTTCAAACTTCATAGCTTCATATACTTCGTCTGATGCATCAAAGTAGCGTTGTTGTTGTCCAGAAATCGGATCCGTTACATATTTGATAGCAGAAGCAGGTATAATAATGCGTTTCTTACCTAAAACGAATTCCCTTTGGAAGCTATCGAATGCGATATCAAGAGATTTTAATACGTCTAATGAGTTCGCATAAATAGAGATACCAAGAGGTGAATATAAGTCGAAATTGTTTGCTGTATTCGGTTTGAAATACACAAACATCGGCTTAGATAAGTTATCAATACGAACTTCTTCTTCTAAATCAGCGTACAGAGTAGATAAAGAGACTTTAGTTCCTAATTCACCTTTATTTTTACTCTCATACAGCTCATTTTTAATGACATGCTGCGTACCTTCGATTAAATGCCATTCGAGCAGCGTATAATACTTGTCGCCTTTAGTGGATTCATTAATAAATACACCTTCAGTAACTTTATTGTTATCCCACGACACAGGGACAAAACAGTCTGCAGTGACATAAGAAAGTTTAATTCCATTATCCCAATACACTTTAATAACCATGCCGCCTAGAGCTAACATGTATTCTAGATACCTCTGAAACTCTCTTGTAAAGTTATTATCATCTAAAACGTTCTTGATGTTATTGAATAGCGTTTCATCTGAGATATTAATAGAACATTTCTCATTGAAGATAAGAGAAGCCATTTCTTGAGATACGACTTTCGCCATATTCAACGAAGTCATACGGCGTGTTTTCTGTCCTTCAATTGTTTGGTACTTCAAATCATGCCACTCAGCGAAATGACCACTATAGATAGCTTTCCATATATCTATTTGCTTGTACGATTCCTCATCGATAGTTATCTTTCTGTTATCGGTGACTTTTTTCATTCCTTTGATAAGGCCCATTTTCGTAAATAACCTCCTCATCATACTGGCGATACTTTTAAACACATTATCACCACCTTATTTTACATAGTTGTTATAGAAATAATTGTCGCTATAGCGCGCCTCATCTAAGGCGTGATTGTAAGCGTCTATCGGTTCGCCATTATCCAAGCGGACATACATACCGATTTCTTTTAGGAAGTTATAGTGATCATATTCATCACACTCAACAAGCAAAAACTGTTCGTTAGTAATAGCATTTTGTAATCTCTCAATACCAACTTCTTTTCCTTTACTTGAACCTTTTATATCACGAGCGTTGTTGTCTGCCCCGCTTGTTTGAATACCAATTAGGTGTAATTCTTCTCTTAAAGATTTACACGCTGGATCGACAAACACTTCAGTGTATTGCATTTCAAACTTCCTAACACACCATTCAATGAACTTCTTAATCTCTTTTGCATAAGTGGACATCGCTTTGACTTGCCCTGTATCTTTCCCACTGTGATAATAGTTAGCCACACGTAGCAATCTGAATTTATCTTCATATCGGACAACAATATTACAGCTGCATGAAGTGGCATCACTCTGACCACCATCTGCAGTGAAGTACATTTCGTATCTCTGACCACGAACAGCAGGAATGATGTTATCTTTCATGCTAAACATGGAGTAAATAACACCTTGTGGCATAACACGTTTGCCATACCAATCTCGTTCCAGCAAATAAGGATTCTTTGAAAGGATTTCATGTATCTCCTGCTTCCTCTTCTCAGTAAGAATCGGATTATCATCAGGAGTCCAATGAGTCCAACGTGTATTTTGTACATCAAATACTTCTGATATAACTGGATGGTTAGGGGCGGGAGGATTCAAATCCGCTAAATGGTAACGGTCTTGCGCTGCGAATGTACGTCTGAAGCACTCTTGAATCATTCCCATATTAAGAAGGTTAATCTCACAAAATACTACACTACCAAGCGACATACCTGTTATAGCGCCGACACTATTACTCTTTCCAGCTCCCTTGTAGTAGACACGTTTAATTCCATTCGGAGTGTGTATTTCCAAGTGGGAACCGCGCTCGTCATGCTTAATGTCCGCTAAATTCCCGAATATGTTTTGTAATCCAGTCCCATCACCATCAATGAATAAGCGATGCGCTTGCTCTTGGTTATAGGCTACAATCAAATGGTTTGTATCCCTTGTCCACGTCAAATAATCAGCATAGCGGAAATGCCCTGCTGTTGTTTTCCCCGATCTGGGCGTACCCTCGAGTACATCGAAGGTGTAATTATATGGCCGATAGATAACTTCTAACTGTTTAGGGGAAAACTTAATCGCTGTTTTGCTCATATTGTTTACGCCCCTCTATTAATGCATCGAGTAGTGAAGTATCTTTCTTCTGACCTTTGAGTTTCGCAGCACGCTCTTGCGCAAAGTCAGTATCTGCTTGAGTTTTCTCGATATTTGTCTTCATTTGAACTAATTTCAATCTTCTCTCGTCATCAGCATTAGCTAACTTATCGAAACGCTCAATCATAGAAGATAATGTAGTCATAGCCCTTGCGTATGCAGTTAGTAAATTAGCTTGCTTATCCCATGCGAATTGAACAGTGTAAGATTCACCAGTTTCCGATTCACTAATAACCTCTCGTGACATATCATCTTTATCACGAACATGCATAATGCGCTGTGAGTTGAGGATATTGAAGTATTGCAGCTGAATGGAGTTAAACAACATATCTAATTCTGTATGATTTTGTATTTCATCAAGTAATTCCATTGCGTGTTGATCGTCGTTAGGAATTATCTTTCTGAACAATCCATGCGTTACAGCATTAGCGTTTTGTTTGGGAGCACCAAATCCAACAGCGTTCGAGTTTCCTTTCGGAGCTCCGCCTTTATTGCCAATGGCATTCTTATTGCCCATGGGTGCACCTGTTTTTACGGAACGTTCCGTATTATCCGGAGCGTTCTTTTCATTTTTATGGAACGTTCCATAAATTTTATCGTTCCACTTATCTTTGTTTTTCCACCCTCGAACTGTACCTTCTGAGATACCGAGGTCTTCGGCGATCTCAACAAGCGGCTTCTCACCTTTACTTGCTTTATATATTTCAAATGCTTTGTCACGATCTGGGCTACGTTGCCTAGCCATATTCACCACCTCGCGGTAATTCCTTAATAGTTATTTGATTACTACAATCTTTCTTATACCATTACAAGCAGGACAAGGTTCATCCAATATTTCTCGGCCGCTAATTGTCCGTTGTGGTTCTAACACAGTCATTGGTCTTCTATGTTCAATAACTGGTGGGTCGAAATGATTTATTTCTTTCCCTGTTCCTTCACAGTATGAACAAGTAATTACTTTTGTTGGAATTTCCACATCTACCACCTCACGATAAACTCTATTAGTTTTTTATGTTTAAGCTTTTAGGAATTCACCAATTGTTTTATCTAACACACTAATAAGCGTTTCCCTTGTTTGCTTCGGTGTCATATCATCACTTATTTCGTTATGCATAGCTACAGCCTTTTCTAATTCCTGAGAATCAATGTGTTGTTTTGCTAACCCCACACCAATAATATTTATTAACTGACCGATAATAACTGTTTGTTCTTGTTTACTTAGTTTCATTTGTTCCCACTCCCTGTATATCATTCGCTGTAATCTTGATAGCATCTGTTGTGTGTTCAACTACAGATTCCGCTACAACCATTCCATCTAATGAAATCCTAACTGTAGAATCCATCCCAACCGAAGGGCTTTCATTAATCTTCTTGATTACTTCAGATCGCTTAATAACTTGTTGAACATCAGTTACATCCACTTTCTGATTTACTTTCTCTTCTAACATACTAATCGCATCTTTTAATACGTCTGCAGATTCCTCTAACTGATATACACGACTGGATAGTTCATTAATCATCTCTTTTTGCGCATAAACTAAAGCGTGTAAATTAATCCCTTTCTCTTCCATCCTTCATCCTCCTCCAAAATAAAAAAGCAGCAGCTTCGCTACTTAATAACATGTTCCATATTGTCATCAACTACATTTCCATCTTCATCAGTAATCTTTTCAGCAAAGTATTCATCTGTATCAGCTTCAAAGAAGTTCTTGGCTTCTTCATATGTTTCAAATTCTTCTTCATACTTTTTGTGATATCTCCAATAATGAACAATAAACATTCCAAATCACCTCAAAAGAATCTTATTTTAAAAAATCCATAACGAAAACTAATTTATGCAGGGAAATGAATAATATACACAGAATGACTACCGATAACTTGCATTATGTTAATAAGATAAACGGGAAATACCTTGATATCAGTGTTTTTATGATTTCCTATGAATAATAGGTATTCATAATTTTATACATTTGCTTAAAACCGCCATTTCCAGCACCTAATCACCGTTATTTCCCGTATAAACTTCACTTTGTTAACTATCTCTATTTTTGTTCAGTTTTTATCTGGATTTTCACATTCGCTTTATTGAAACAAGAAACCATTCGTCTAGGATTGCTTTCTTTATTAATATGAACACCAGGAACATAAGTTAATGCTTCAGCAACAGAATAGCTACCATCTGGATTCTTTTGTTGTGTTGTTACTTGCATTACACAGCCGCCAATCACATTACATACCTTAGTAGACTTCATCCACCCTTGTTCTTGTGAACTAGCTTTACAAAGCAGAGCGAATGTATCTCCATCTCCATACACTTGTAAGTCAGAAATATTCTTTTTAGCTCCACGTACTTCTGAAATATTTAAGTCTTTTTCCTTCATCTTATTCCCTCCTTATTTTCGTTCGTTGAGTTGTTTGTTTTGTTAGGATTACTTACCCAACAGATAATCCACCCATTCGACTTCCTTCTTCAATTGTTCATCAGACATCTTGTCTAATCCTTTAAGACTGTAATCTTCGCCAAACTCTTTTCCGCCTTCAATGATGAATTGAATCATTTCTTCTCTTTTCATCCCTTCACCCCTTATCACTCTCAACTGCTACCCTATAACCGAAATAGATTACCAATAAAGTAACAAGCGTACCCACGAAATACCCTATAAACCCTCCTAACCAAAACATCCCATCACTTCCTCCGTACAATAAAATAAGACGCTAAACCGATCACGGTAGCGCCTGCGATAATTGTTATTGGTTTAATCATTCAATCACTTTAAAGCAGTCATGAATAGTTAAATTACCGAATTGGTCATATTCAGCAGCTACTGTTTCACCACAAATAAATTCCCATGTATCATCATTTAACTTAACGTCAAATTGTTCACCTTCACGAAATTCCTGTAACACTTTCCCTGTATTGTCACTAATACTAAAGTCCTCAGTTACTTCTACTTTAATTTCATTCTTCATCAAGAATCCTCCTTAATTGCTATTGGTTTAATCATTTAATTCGTTTGCTATGTCTTTATTAAAAAATTCAATATGATCTTTAACCTCTGGAATCTTTATCAACGTACCTAAACTAGCAATAGCAGCTCCTAATTCCTCAAATGCTTTTGTGCATTTTTCAGTAGCTTGTGTTAATCGCTCGATTCTCCCTTGTGCTTCATCAGTATCTACATTAACTTCAATATCCAATCGATTCATTGGTCTCTTAACTTCTTCCATCATTCATCCTCCTAACCAAATGTCCATTTTGTTCAAAATAAAAAGAGCACCCGTTTCCGCGAGCACTCTTTTTAAGGGATTATGAGGTACAAGCAGTATATGCTTGTCCTATTTAAATAGTGCATAAAAAGAGAGCATCCACATCAGTAGATGCCCAAATGTGCAGGTTTTTTCAATGAGTATTGAATAGGACCTGAGAGAGGTTGTCCCACACTACAATATATGCTTGTCCATCTCAAAAGGTGCATAATAAAAAGACACCTTGTACAGGCGCCTTTTCGAAAGTGTAGGGGTAACACTAAAACGCAGCAACGCCACGGAGTCTATACCATTATATGCTTGATATTCACTAATATGCTTTTCGTTTAATGTGTAATTTCTATATAACAAAGAAAAAAGCACCCGTTATGGATGCTTTTGTTTATTTAGACTCTATTCTTTTATCAATCTCGCCAATTACTACTTCATTAATGGAATCAATCATATTAATTTGTGCAGTTACTTGATCGATTTTCTTATCTAACTCTCTTCGTTTTTTATCAAGACCATCAACCATAGCTGAAATCGCTTCTCTTCGCGCGCTTTTCTCTTCAACTAATCCTTGAGCTGATTGCAGACAACGTCTCTTTTCTACAACTAATTCTCTTTCATTCTTAAGCGATTCTAATTCCTCTACTTTATTGTCTTTAGAATCGATAAATTCTTGTTTCCATTTCGTTAAACCTTCCACAACCGAGTTTTCTGTGTGTACTGTCATTTTTTCATCCCCTTCGTTTGTTATATACAAATTATAACAAAATAAAGAAGATAATGACATTAATCACTATCTTCTTTCAAGGGGATGGGAGAAAAGAGAGATAACAAATGGCAAAAAAAGTATCTCTTCAAGAACAAGATTACTCTCATTCTTTTCTCGATCACCGCAATCATCATATAAGCTACACGCTTTGTGTCAGTGACCGAGAAAAGAGCGAAAGCTCTCCTTGTTTATACTCCGTAGAGTCGGAATGAATCGTTCCTCGAGTCAATCCATTCCTGTGTGATCAATCTGCGCTCAGTTGCGCCGGGGAGCAAGTCCCAAAGTATGAGATTCATAACCTCTTTCAACATACAGCGTACTATATGCTCAAAGAGAGCTATGGGAACTCTCCTATAGTAGATAGTAATCATTTTCAAGCACGGAACGAATACAAAATATAAATTTGTAAAAGAAGTTTCCGCTTCTTGCGTGAACAAACATGTGGAGGTGACAGAGGGGGAACTGCCTCATGTTTGCTCAAACAAAGAGCGGAAGCTCTCTGCCTAGTGAAGATTCGCAGTAATCACTAGAAAGTGTAATGCCGTTCAAATCGACGAAGATTTTGTTCTTGTACTACAGTTTTTGAAATGTGCGATTCATTCAATCATATGAACCATCACCCATTCCATTTTCAAATGTAGAAATCATAGACACGGCATCTAGTATTATATTTATTATCAACCCAGGGGACGACTCCTGAGCTGAATGATAAATACAATAGAAACAGTATGACGAATGCGAGTTATCTCACACCCGCCACACTGGGATATGTTTAAGTTAATTTCATTTCAATGGTCTTTTCGTCTTAACGCGGATTCTTACCGCCTTGCCCGCCCCTTTTTTGATGCGGTATACGTTACTGTGACATTCTCGCATAAGAACGTTTCACTTATAGGTGTACTAATCCTCTTCGATATGCAATTGTCAAAGGGCTTGTACATTAAGAATACCGTTGATTTCATTATCAAAATTCCCCCTATTTAGTCCCCTTTTTTGTCGGGATTTTGTCGATGTTTTTGGATTGCAATTACGCCTTTATAACACTTCATCATGATTAATTTGTTTTGAAATAACTCTAGCCTCATGACCGTAATATCCATTATGTTCGTTGTAAGCAACAAACTGGAGAGTTCCTTTAGATGTTATAATGTCTACGAACATCACGTCACCTTCAAAATATTCATCTTCTATATCCAAATCATGTTTTTTAAGGAGACCCTCTTTTAATTCCGTATCAGTTATTTTTACATCAATAAGTTCAGCTCCTATGAAATCATTGAAGTCATCTTCTGACATAAAGTAACCCCAGTTTTCACAGCAACTTTGGTCATCGTCAATTAATAACTTTATTACTTGTTCGTTTGTTGCAATAGCGTATCCACTCATGCTTGACCATCGTACTTCCTCTTGATGTTCTTCAATTTTTATAATTTGTTCCATTCTCAATCATCCTTTTCTACAAAATTTAAATTTATTTTTAAATCATCCCTAAAGATGTAGCAATCAATCGAATAGCATTTTTCTTCTTATAATAGAAGTGATCTTTCTTCATCGATAATTCAGTGTAAATGAAGCTGTCTTTCGGCTTATCTGCATTTAAGTACTTCTTCTTGATAATCTCCGCCTCGTCATAATCTAAAACGTACTGTAAGGCCTTATCAATCTGTTTGAATTTGATATTACTAATATGTCTCGTGTTTCTAATCTCAGGGAACAAACTGATTCCTTCGTGTTGTAACTCCACTTCATTCTCGAAACGAGTTTTCAATGCACGATACTCTTTCAATATTTTCACTACTTCTTTTTGAACCTGTTTTTCTGTTTCTCTATCGATTGTTGGTAATAATGATAATTGTTCCATGAAGGAATCCCCCTATTGTAATTTTGTTATTTTCACTTCCTGTAAGGTATGTGAAATTTTAATATCTATCTTCTGAATAAGGGAACGATGACTACAATACAGCCCCCACCACACTGTTAGTCATTGTTCCGTTATCCATTAAGCTGTTGTCTTCCTATAAAATGACGCTATACATTTCTCTTCGCTGTGAATTCTCCACCCATCATCTAAATGGTCCATTAACTCCTGGTACGTAAATACATCGAAACTCCATACACGTTGTTTATCCCCAAAACCTTCTTCATTGCGATGTAGCATGAATTCCCTTGTACCCTTGTATCTCGGAATCATTTACTCAGCCCCTTTATTTTCTTATCCAACCTTTCTGCTTGTCCTTCATAACTACAACTAACTCTTGCTTATAGCGATATTCAAACATCTTCTTCATATATGGAAAGCGATCATTAGCATACCCTTTAACATCAATTACTTCCTGTGTTCCATCCTTGTAAGTAACAAGAAAATCCGCTGTGAATTTCCAATCTCTGCGCTTCTTTCGTTTGCCATCCCGTGTGGTAATATAAAACCCTTCAAGGAGCATGTACTGAGGTTGTAGCTCAATCTCGACAACCTCAGGGTTACTCTTTAGTGATAGGTAATACTCTGCTTCTGTTTTACTATCAAACTCAATTCCTAGTGCGACTGTTTTTCTACTATTAATACGGCCTGTCTTCTTTTTACGTTTAAACAATGTTTATTTTCACTTCCTTCTAGTATGGATTACTTCCTACATAATCTTCAGCAACTTCCCATTGTTTGAACCATTCTCTTGCATACTTCTGAAATACTTCACTATGCTCTTCTGGAGTATGAACCGTCCACTTATTGGTTTCTACAGTGAATTTATTCATGTTATCTGGTAACGGAAATCTCCAAGTCATACCCCAAGGACTTTCCCAATACCTTTGTCCGATTTTCCAGTTGTAAATCTCTCCATCTAACAGCAATACACTTGCATATACATCATGTGGATATGTATCTACCCAATGTGCCATTCTCCTAACCTCACTTTCTATTAAAAGGATTATTTTGTTGAGATTTCAAACTTAGCTCTCCCAATAACCTCAATTGTATGCATATTAATAAATTTAACTGACTTAATCGAAGTTATTACTCCTTCTGATCCATCAGAAAATTGAAGTGTACTTCCAACTGCTACATCCTCATTACTGCACAACTTTCTAAAAACATGAGTTTCTGATTTCATTTCCCTCTTCCTCCCTGAATAAAACTCAATCTTTTGTCAATACTGTAGACAACATGATATTTCTCCAACCCCCAATTGGAGCTGGGCAGTTAGCTTTAGCTAACTGCTCTTTTATGCTAATTCTGAAGTAATTAGAACTGTTGTATTCTTTAATTTCATAAAATCTTCGGTTATTTCAACTAACGACGTTTCTTTATCTTCTTTCCTAATTGCTAGAACATACATTTCATGAGCATCTAATTTAAGTTTTTCTTTTGGCTCACCTTCCGCTTTCACTTGTTCAACCGATTCGCCCGCAACTTCCTCTGCATACACTTCATAAGCCTTTTCTAACGCCTCCGCCGCAATTAACGCCCAATATTCATGTTTATCAAACTCAAAGTATTTCATATCCATTCCCCTTTTCTACAAAATGAAATTTTTATATTAATCTTCCTCAAGAACCGTAACAGTTAAGTAATTTCTTGCTCTCTTCCGCTTCGCTAACCTTCTCTGATAAGTTGGTGTTGTATAATATTTAACCGTTTCAGGAAGTACGCCCATATGTTGAGCGCATTCCTTTATGGTCCCGAGACATACGAATGATTCACCTTTATAAACGACGTACTCCTTTAAGTTCATTTTTCATTCCCCTTTTCTTATAAAATTCAAATTTGGTATTACTTTACTCCTGTTGATCCAAACCCACCTGCACCACGTTCGCTGTCTGATAACTCGTCCACTTCAACAAAATGAGCTGTTTCCACTGGTGCTATAACACCTTGAGCAAGTCTGTCACCCTTTTTAATTTCGTATTTAACATTCATGTATATTCCATTGTCATCATTGATACCTAATGTGATTGGATTTCCTGGATATGATGTGTTGCTGACTATAACTCCTACCTCGCCTCTAAAGCCACTATCCACCGTACCAAGAACCACTCTTAAAAACGTTTTTCGTGAAATTCCGCTCCGGGGTCTCACTTGAAGCTCATATCCTGGTGGAATTTCGAAAGCAAGTCCTGTAGGTATAACCTTTGTTTCTCCTGGTTCAATAGTTACATCCTCTGCCGCCACTAGATCAAAACCCGCATCTCCAGGCTTTGCGTACCGTGGTAATTCCACCGATTCATTTAACCGCTTAATCTTCACTCGTAAATTCATTCTTCAATTCCTCCTACTCTTATTTTGAAATAAAACGGGCCTACACTAGCTTCTATATATGTCTTCTTGAAATCGATTGAAATACCTAATCGCCACTCATGATGTCTGAATCCTAAACTAAATCCTATTCCCATCCGCTTGCCCCTTCCATCTCATAACTAAAGTTTGTAGTCGTTCACTTTCTTCCTTATGATGTTTGTAATGTGACTCTGCCATCTGTAACTGCGCTTGTAAGTTATTAATCTCACGAAACCACTTATTAGCCTGTCCTTGTTCATGATTAAGTGCCTCTGCATACAGTTCGATATGTTCCGCCTTCATCCAAACACTCCCTTTACTTTCCTAATTCTTGTGCAAATTCGCCAAATTCAAATCCAACTAACTCCCTCCCATTCGGGAACACTGTCACTGGTACACTCATGTAATTTTTGTCTGCTAACCATTGCGCATACTCTTCATTTTCTTCAATATTGCGAGTTTCATATTCTACTTGAGCAGCACCTAATGCCCATTTAACTTGGTCGCAATTCGGGCATGAATTCTTTGTATATACAATTACTTTTCCCATTATTGTTCCTCTTTTCTTTTCCTAATTTGTTTTTCCAATGCTTCTGTTGGTGAATAGTAACCTCGTATTATACTTGTTTGAATTGCAGAATAACTTAGATTCAACTCTCGGCACCATTGTTTTAAAGTTTGTTCTTTACCTTTGTACCTAATAAAAATGTTATTTCTCTTATTGTTAGCTTGTACTTCACGAGTAACCCACCGACAATTATCTGGGGAATAACCCTTTTCAACATCGATTCTATCAATAGATAATCCTTCCTTATATCCATTCTGTAGCGCCCATTCTCTGAAAACTATGAAATCATCTAGCCATTCTTTTGTGACTTGTATGCCTCTCTCACCATAATTTTTAAAAGCTTTATCTTTATGATTATTGCATCGACCAATCATAGCCTTGTAAACGCTATATAATTTCGTTCTTCCAAACCCATGTTTATAATTCAACTTCTTTGCATGTTCTGCTACTAAACACCCACAAGATTTGGCGTTTCCACTCCTTACTAGCCGTCCTTCTTTGATACACCGATTACCGCAAGTGCATTGAAACTCCCAAAGCACTGCACCTCTTGAAGACGTTCCGTGTCGGCGAAGAGCGGTAAGTCTATTTATCGTTTCACCAACTACGATCTTATTTGCCATTCTCTTTCGCTCCTTTTGCCTCTGCTAATAGTTGCGTTACTTCAAACGTGCCATGCTCTGTATATTTCATTGTTCTTCCTCCTTGTAATCTGCTAAAATATTTTCCAACGCAATCGCTACTCCTTCTAGCGTGTGCCACTGCCCTCTGTGAAACCCCGCTAATCCTAAGTCACCTTTTTCAAATGATTCATCCGCATCTTTTCTGCTATCAATTGCTGATTGTTGTAAATGATCGATATATTCTTTAATTGCTTCTCTCATTCTCCCCATCTCCTTATTTATAAGTTTTTACGAAAACTAAGTTATCGCCCCTAAACGCTTTCATCTCATCGCCTGTTTCCCAAGTTACAAATTGCATACCGGCTTTTCTACACCACTTGAAGGTAGAATCTAGCCCTAGAGGTGCCCACTTGCGATTAAACCCAATAGTAACGTTGTAAGTGTCATACCAATGTTTGTCCTTCGTAAGATTGTACAGTTGTCTATTCCTTGTATAC